ATGAAACTCAACAAATCTATTGTTGATGGTATTCCATTGACAGAAAAAGGTCAAAAAATGTATAGGGACAGTGAGCTTATTGGGTTTGCTGTTAGAGCAACCAATAAGAGCAAAACCTATATCGCTGAAAGACGTTATAAAGGGGAGTTATACAGGGTTACCATTGGTAAAACCACCGATCTGCCATTTACAAACGCAAGAGCTAAAGCACAAATGATTTTGGCTAAAATTGCAAATGGTGAATATATAAAAGAAGTTAAGTTTGCTGCTGTAAATGATCCACTAGATATAACAGTTAATGATGCTTTGGCAATTTATTTAGAAAATAATGATTTTCGACCTAAAACTGTTAATCAATATAAAAAGTATTTTAATGGTTATTTAAAATGGGGGGATAAGAAGCTATTTGCTATTACAAAACAGGAAGTTTTAGATAAATTTATTCAAGTATCAAATCTGAGTGAATCTTCCGCGAATGGATCTGTTTCTTTACTTGGTACATTATGGCGTTATATGCATGTATTACACTCAACAGATGAGAAGCCAATTCTTAAAACCAATCCTGTTGAAGTAATTAACGTTACAAAAGGGTGGAATAAAATAAAAAGCAGAGAAAGATATTTGCATAAAGATGTAATTCACCCTTATTACAATGCTGTTTTAAATTATAAAGATGAATTGAATTTAGAAAATACTGCTAGATCAAATACAAACAGGGACATTATTTTATTTTGCATGTATACAGGTTGCCGAAAACAAGAGGTTTGTGGTTTAAAATGGAATGACGTTGATCTCAAGAAAGGTAATATCATTTTTTTAGACACTAAAAATGGTAATGATCATTCTTTCCCGATCGGCAATCATTTGCTTAGTATTTTGAAAGAGCGCTGGCTTTTGCGTGAAAATGATTGGGTGTTTCCTGCAACAAAAATGCCTACTTCTTGGAATATGCACGCCACCAAAGTGGACACGCTACTTAATAAGGTTGGAGAACAAGTTAAATTTTATGTATCTCTACATGATTTTCGGCGCACTTTTGCCACTATTTGTAATTTACTGAGATTTAATATTTATGTGACCAAACGACTTTTAAATCATACAGCCCGACCTAGGATTGATGTAACTGGTGGTTACGTCCAAATACCAGATGAAGAATTGCGCGCTTGTATGAATATGGTTGAAGCTGTTTATCAAGGGAAAATAGATTGCTTTAACTATCAAGCCGTTTGGGATGAAAGGGTTAAAGAATTAAAGGCGGGATAACCCGCCTTTTGGAATATTTACATAAGTTGAGCTGTACAAGTTACTGTCTTATTTTTTTCATATTCCAAGACATCACGTTTTTTATAGCTAATGCGTCTGCCAATTTTGGTAAATGGTAGCGCATTTTGCTCACATCGCATTTTCGCTAAAGTCCACGGAGAACAATCCAGATATAAAGCTACGACTTCTTGAGGAAAATTCATGTCCTCATGTGCATTCAAGAAACCATCTAGTACTAGATTTTTCTTTTCTTGCGGTAATTCTTTTAGTGTTTTAAGTGACATATTCCACCTCACTTGCATTTAAATACTGTAATAATTTCTATCACAGCCACCATAATTCAAAGTTAATAAATAAAAATCCGTTTACTACCAACATAATTTCAAGCCACCAGATAACCCATTCCATGTGAATCACCTTTAACAATATGCAGAATTTCCTGTTCTGCTTTTGCTGTGCAAGTCTGTTCAGGTGCGCGAAGATGGTTTTCAAATTCAGCCCCAAGCTCATAGGCTGCTTGATTCCCTGAAAGGTCCGAGCCAACACGCACATAATGATGTGATTTTTTATATGCTCGTTGTGCTTCTCGACTTTTTGCTCGTGCTACCAAACCACCATCTAATTGCTTCACCTCATAACCCAAATTTTCTAACCAGATTTTGAAGCCTAGGAAGTTTTTCTGTTTGACTATTGGTCGCATCAAATAACCCCTTATTAAAATGGCAAATCAAATTCATGATCAGTTTTGATCACAGGATCAGGCACTTCAAAAGTGCAAATTGAACTCAATACGTGAAACTTTTGACCTTGGTTCTGTTTTGCTAAACGTGCAGCTTCGCGCTCAGCGGATTGTTGTGTTTCATGCTTATAAGTTGGAGATCCAGCTTCTTCATTCCATACAATATAAAAACCATTCATGCTGCTTTCTCCTGAGCTAAATATCCAATCCCCTTAAATAGTGGATTTAAAGCAGAAATATCCAACTGTTTTTTTGCTCGAGTAGCAGCAACATATAAAAGTCGCGCTTCATCTTCAGTTAGGATCTTCTCCCCATCAGATACAGTTTCTTTATAGAAAAAGTCACCACCAAGTTTAACCTTGTTAAATTCCAAGCCTTTGGATTTGTGTGCTGTGGTAACTATGCAGTCATAATCACTAGAATTGCTTTTTAGTAGAGATTCAATAAGAGCGTTTTCACCAACTTTATCAATCAGGCTTACAAGTGCTTTTAAATCATTGCCTGTTACTTCTTCCGTGTATTCAGTGACTTCTTCCCAATTATTGAAGCCCTCAAAAACGCTACCATCATGGACTTTAATTCCAGCTTTGACTTTTTTAGCATCTTCAATATTTCTGATTAAAGAGGTTGTATCAACTTCCAAGCGTGGCTCACGTCCAATTTTTACCAACTCAACCATATTAGACAGGGCGGCAGCATTGGTTCGATAAATAAATGCATCGGCAATTTCATCGCTAATTTCATTCACCTGTGAATTTATCTGTTCAAAACCACGTAATGGAATTTCTTCATCCAAGACATTGAACAAAATTTTATTGGCAAGATCAGCAATGCCTTTACCAAAACGGAATGATTGACTCAAACGTGTCTCAGCAATATCTAAGGATTGCATGGCATTTACAGCCCCACGAAACGCATAGATCTGTTGATGACGATCACCCACATAAATCACCTGGGCACGTTGCTTACTCAAGACATTCAACATGATTGGATCAGCATCTTGTGCTTCATCAAATAAAATAAAGTCAGCATTAATGACAGGATTGCTCAAAGCCCAATATTTTAGGTAATGATCATGCTCCAAACGATTCACACCTGCAGGATTTAAAATATCATTCCAATAATCATGCGCCTTAGGTAAAAGAATATTTGCCAATTCAGCACGGTAGGTGTCATCCATCCAGTCAGGCAGTGCAGCATAAACTTGTGATAGTTGAATTTCATCGTGATTTGAACGGCAGAAATATCCGACTGCGTTCATCATAGATGTGGCCATACGTTTTGAATTGAATAAACGTTTCTGATCATCTTCACCACGTTGTTTAACCAATGCCACTGGTACTTGGTAATTCTCTAAATCGTGGCGTGATGCTAGTTGATTTGACATCAAACGACGATTTTTCAATTTATTGGTCAGCCAACGTGGGACAGAGTTATAAGCTAGGCTGTGAAAGGTTTTGCATTTAACATTGTGGTTAAATTTAGACTGTGCTTCGGTAGCAATAGCTTTATTGAATGCTAGGTACATTCCATTTTGATAAGACTTTGCATTGCCGATTAATTTAAGAGTGGAGGTTTTACCAGCACCTGCGTATGCGGTTACTTTGCAAGATTGACCCTGCAATGCCATATCGATGGCATGTTGTTGTTCAATAGTTGGATTCATTTTGATCTCACTATTGGTGCCCATCATAAATGAGGGCACCACATGCCAAAGTTATGCTGTTAATTCAGCAGCTTTACGTTCATAAATTGAGTTAATATTATCGATTTGAGCATCTGAAAGACTTGAGCTATTTGGCTCAAAACGTTCACCCATAACGATATTAATTGTTTCAACATCCGCTGCATCTTCAATATCTACAATCAGCTGTAGATAAAATTTTTGCCATCCATAAGCATTTTTAATATCAGTTTGGGCTGGCTCGCCTAGATCGGTAGGAAATGTTGCAGCAAGTGCTTTCAATTCCTCCAATGTTTTAGTATCGGTAATTTGAGCCAAAAGGGCTGATGTATTGAACTCTGGTGCCATATCAATAACAGTTTCTTGTGATTGTCCGCGTTCAGCCATTTGAGCTTTGAGTCCATTCGCACCTTGATGTTTTTTTACTGTTGATTGAACAGGGGTAACATCAAGTTCTTCACGTTCTACGATTTCATCAGGAGTATAAACACCTAAGATTACATCAGGCGTATATAAGCGCGACCAACGTTTAATCGCTAGGTATGCAAGTTGTTGGCGTGGATCACTCCCCCAAAGTGGTGAATTACGTATACCTCCAACTTGCCCCATAGAAATATCAATTTCACGTGGGGTGGTTTCACCTTTTAAAGTTGCCCAAACTTTAATGCCTTTATCCCAAGACTTATCTTCTTTACCGTTGATTTTGTTCCAGTCGCCATACCATTCAAAGTTTAAACGACCTGTAATTGGCGCACGGTTGGTAATCACAGCATTTACAAGCTGTGCCTCATAACCCAGTACGCCATTAATTTGATGGGTTTTTTGAGCAACTGCGAATGGGTCCATTTGCCATTGTGCTGACTGCATAATGATGGCTAAACAATCGCCAGTGTTACCCTGAAGATGTTTTGGCACTGCAAATTTAGATGAAGCCATGACACCTGCAATGCGCTCAAAACGATCCATAATTTCTGGATTCATCATGATGTCAAAAGCAGTTAAGTGGGCAATCTGACCATTTTGTGGGGTTGTTAATGCGTTCATAATAAAATTCCTTAAACTGTTTCTTTAAATTTGTTTGAAATACGGAAAACTCGGGTACTGGAGGTTTTGCTATATTTCGCAAATAAATCAGGTTCTTCTTTTTTCAACAGCGTGCTGTCGATACGAGTGGAGGATTGTTCTTTGTAGGTACAGATAGACTTGCCTTGGCTAATCATCATTTCTGCATCCTGCATCGTGGAGACGATCTTTAACTTGATTTCATCTTCACGAGCCTTGTCCGCTTTTTGGCGACCTTGAACAGTGATCAACTCTTCAGCCAGCTTAATATGTTCAAAATCAGCTTCGACTTGTTTACCAACAACATGCTTAGACCAACGATGTAAAACATCATCAAAGCAAGTAGGGTCGGGTGGCACATCAGCAATGACATGGTTGAACCAAAAGGCTTTCACTTGTTTAAAGATTGATTCAATTAAATCGTCATCACGTTCAATTCGATACATACGGAACTTATTACCACCAATGAGAACGGCAAGATGCCAGACAGCAAAGCCTGTAAGTTTCATGTACCAAAGACATTGAGTAAGGTAATAATCTGGAATCTGATCTGTACCTTCTTCACCAAATAGCTTGGACAAATATTCAGAAGCTGTTTTACATTCCAAACCTTGGTCTGTTGTCAGCTTTCCATCTTTGAAATAGACACGACCAGCAATTTCAGGATTTACAACGGCACGGTCGATGTTCCCGATCGCCCAAGACTCACCAATGTCAGCAAGTGATAGCTGCTGGGTAATGCGTTGGACTTTCATGTCAGAACGACGTGAAAATTCTTTAGCAACAACATCTTCAAGCAAGTTGCCGAAATGGGCAGACTCATTTTGTGATTCTTTACGTTCGCCACGCCCTGTTTTGTCTAACCATAATTGGTAAGGTGATTTGTACGGACTAAAACCAAGGATTGCAGCAACATCTGCACCACCGATACCTTTTTTACGACCTGCCAGGAATTGGTCACGATTGACTTGTGTATTCATGCTTCAACACTCCCTTTGATACTTTCATAAACACTTTGGCAAGTAGTCCAATTTAGAGAACCGTAATCCTCATTTTCTTCATCCCAATCACCATGAAATGGGTTGTCAGAAACTGAAGTCATATGAAATCCAATCGCTGGTACATCTGGATCAGTATCTAAATAGTCTGCAATTGCTGGCCAATGATTAATGTGGTCTTCAGGCTGAGGAAAATCATTTAAAAATGCACGTATATCTTGTGCTGCATGTTTGAAATCTTTTTTCTCAATGTACATTCGGTCCATTGTCATTAAATGGAGAGTACGATGAACCAATGGAACAGATTCATCACGACACAGAGCCCAAAGTTTTTCACCACTATCTTCAAAAGTAGCAGCCATAAAATGTGGTTTATCCAGATACTTTTGAGCCATGGCATCCCAAATTACTGGTGCTGAGCCCCAAGCATTACCAAGTTCAAATAGTTCCTCGACTTTTTCGCCTGGGTGAACAGCTAAAACAGTTGTATAACTCATGCTCTAAATCCTCTACGTGAATTCATGATTTCCAAACGAATTGAACCTATTCCCACGTCTATAACTAATTCACGGAAATTTTCATTTGAGGTGATGCCAAATTTAAAAGCCCATCCACCACCAAAACGACCTGAACTTTTTACCTTTAATGGATTCCATCCCCAAAACTCACCATTTTGCTGATCAAAAGGTTCATTTTCAGAAACCACATGCCAAGGAAAGCCATGCATTAGGCAAATAACAGTTTTATTTCCAACATCGAATTCAAATTCGTTATATTTGACAGGCTCACCAAATAAAGCTCGGTATACATCAGCTTGAAGGCTGTTAGAGTGATCAATTAGTTCATCAGAAGCTGTTTTAATTTCAATTAAATCAACCATGTCAAACTCCTAACTTTTCAGCAATGGAGTCTTCAAGAGCCTCATTGATTTTGGAAAGTTCGATACGATCTAAGTAGGCGTTGATTTCGCCATCTTCATCACCGACCACTTCAGGCTCTAAGCGGTCAATTTGAATGCCTGTAGCACGCTGAAAACCATTTCCAGCATCGAAACCTGAATAGTCAAAATTCACTTCGATGTAATACTGGTCATTTGCAGTCAATAAAGTTGCATGACAATTACGTTGGCATTCATTCTTATAACCAAGGTTGAGTTCATCCACCTTGTAACTATCCGATGCCACAGTGATTGGCAGCTGTTCTTCAACTGGTAACTTGGCTGGTTGATACATTTGCACAGACGCTAAAACTGCTGTCATTGCTACCGCACTACTTAATCCGAACAAAACAGATTTGAAATTTAATGAAACCATGTTCATAATCTCCTTATAGCTTTTGCTATACCCCTGAAAAGTGCCCCGTCGTCGTCGAAAATTTCGGGGCTTTTTCTTGCCTTAAATTGCGCCTTCCAAAATTGTCACGAAATCGTGAACACCCGGTAAAACACTTTCAGTTCCATTTTGTTCAGAGATGGTTTTACCACTACGGATATAATCAACCGTATCTTCCATTGATTTTTCGATTGCTTTTTCGAGCTGATCTAAGTCATACCACAACGTTAGATTCCCATTTGAAATGCGATAGCGGAAACGGGCAGGGATTGCATAATGCTCACCACCACGATGAACCTGAATTCCAAAAACGATTTTTTCAGGAATGCTTAGATTTCCAGCCGCACCTGCACGTGCTTCAATTGTTTCCGCATAAGTCAAAGACACTTGACCATTGTCAGTGCGAATTGCAGATTTAAAATCAACACCAGTTTTTGCCGAAAGGGTTTGAACAATTTCGTACAACTCTGCTGCTACAGGTTCACTGATGTAGGGCATTACATCCTCAAGAAATAATGCAAATTTTTCCTGTGTAAACTTTTCACCAGATGCCTCACGGATTTTGATAAATTCAGGTGTCTGTGCAACATTGAAAACAGCAATGTGTTTGCAATGGCGTGGTTGGTTTTTAGTTTGATCAGATGTTGCAGGATCAGCTTCTAGTGCTTCATGGTAATCAAGCACACCACGAATATGACCATTTTGGACACCAACAAAAATCACTGAGTTTTTGTCAGCGAAGCGATTGATATAAGAAATAAAATCTTTTGCGGTATGCAATGCTACGCTTTGTTTTAGCTGCAAAGGGCGCACAAGAGTGTCTTCAAAAGTGTGTACGTGACCACTTTCAGGAACTACAACAAAAGGTAATACACCTGTTTTTTGCAATGATGTTTGACCAATGGTATGGGCTTGTTGAAAATCGCTCATTAATAAATACCTATTTGAGTGTGGTTGAATAAAAAAATATTTTTAAAAAGTTATGAAATTAGCTCAGTGGTTTTGGCACAGGCTTGGCATCTTCAGGAAGAGCTTTCATTTGAATAGGGGATGTATCTTCCACCTGAGTAAGATTTAGTTTTTGTTGGCGCGGATCTTCGCGTACAAGCTGTTGATCTTTGTCTGTAAATAGAACAGTTGGTTCTTTATCGAATTTCGGTAATGTCGATTTGATGTCATCAATAATTTTGAAAGTGCCTGCACCATTCGGTTTGATGGTTAATTTCACAGTGACAGTACTTTGCTTGCCTGTGTCTTGAGATGCTTGAAGTGCATCAGTAAGCGTTTGATCAAGCTCTTTTAGTGCATAACCGTGTTGTAGGTTGCCAAGTGTTTGGCAAAACGAGGTTGGTTCTTTTGTAGACATAACTTTCACCAAGGTTGTTGTGGTTGGTGAAACTAATATCGCATTACCGATATTACTAGTCAATAGGAAAACCGATATTTTTATAAGAAAACCGATTTTTTATTTATAAAATAAAATTTGTTTGAATAAAAAGTGAAGTCTTTCTTTATTTTATAGATAATTCTCTTTTGATTTTTTTTAATTTTTCAAGATCATTAGATATATTTTTGTACTTTAAGTATTTATTTTCTAAATTTAATTCTTGTTTGTTCTTGTCAAAAATATAAATAAAATAACCAACAATAGCTCCAAAGACTCCCCAACCAATAATATGACCAGCAAAAACTCCAACAACAGAACCAAGAATAATGCAGGAGATAACACTTTCATAAAAACCTTTTTTTAATTTAGGTTGTATTTCTGCTTTAATCAAAGAGCTAACATGTTGATCAATTTCATTTCTAATTTTAGCACATTCATTGTTATAGGCATTTTGAGCCTCCTTTTTTTTAAGTTCTTCTTGATAGACTTTTTCCGCTCGATCTTTTTTCTTTTTTTCTTTGCTCTTCTGCAATTTCAGCTGCACGTTTAGGAGATTCACCATTATTATTAATAAATTGACTGATCTGCTTTGCTACTTGTTCAAGAGTTTGTCCCTTAAAATTAAATTGTTCACTATAAGGTAGACGATATTGTGAGAAGTGTTTAAAAATCCGCTGTTCCAACCAATACCCATCTTCTACTTTCCATTGATGACCAACCTTCCATTTACCAACAACGCCAGTCCCTTGACTGATTTCATCTGCTCTTATCTGTGGTGTACGGCTTGTCCAACCGATCTTATAAATATGGGTATTATATTCTTGGTATAAAATTTCATTATATAAAATATAAACGTATTGATTAGCTATATTTGAATAAGTTTTTTGATTTGTAGAGTGTTTCTTTGAATTTGTATTTTCAAAGAAAAAAGATTCTGAAATTCTAGAATCAATTATTTGAGTAACTGCTGTAACTATAGACTTTTCACTAAAATCACCAAAAAGTGCAGTACTTAGGTTGGTAGGTTTGATTTTGTAATAAAATAAATGTTCTCGCAATATGGTATCAATTAATTTATCAATACCATTTATCATGCCTATTTCTGTTAAATCGTCAAAAATTTTAACTGATAAATTATCTAAAATTTTTGAGTTAGCATATGGATTTACTATTTTATAAAAATCAATGTATTGAGCTGTATAGTACTGGAGTAATGACAGAGTTTTTTGTGTTACTAATTTACACATGCCAATTGTTAAGGCTTTTTCACTATAATCGCCAAAAACACCTTGATTATTTGACATAAATATTTCCTGTTAAGATTGTTATTTTAACTTTTTCTCACACGCTTAGATCGAGAACCACCTAGTGGTCTAAAAGCATCAATTACCAATCCTACCAATTCCATGCCTTCTTCAAACTCAATAATATTGGGTTGAAAATTTGGATTTAGTGCTTGCAAGTACTTACGGTCATCGCTTTCAATAATTAATTTTTTGAATGTAGCATCTGTATTATTCCTCACTACAATAAGGTCTTCTGATAAAAGATCGCAAACCTGAAATGAAGGGTTGACAAGGATGTAGTCACCATCTTGGTAGGTGGGGAAATTACTAATCCCTACAACTTTTAAATAAAAACAACCTTTTGGATCATCTGCACTTAGTGGAGGCAACCATTCAGCAATTTCTAAAGGATTAATAGCCTCTACAGATGTCATTGCACCAGCTTGGACCCAAGAGAGTACAGGTAATAATTTTGAATTTACTGGTGCAATATTATTATCAAGATTTCCAGTAATTCCTTTTTTTAGTTCTTCAGCAGTCACCCCAAGAGCATTTGCCAACTCAAGTATTGAACCTGTTGATTTTGCATTGCCTGTTTCTAGGTCGGAAATAACAGATTGTTTTACACCAGATTTTTGAGCCAACTCTTTTTGAGTCATTTTTTTGGCTTTGCGAATCGATTTTACGTTTTCACCTAAAGTTGCCATAAAAATATCCTAATTATCACTATCGGAATTCTGATACATAATGCAATCGGATTGGCTATTGTTTTAATATCGGAAAACCTATATATTTATTAAAAATATCGGAGGTTCTTATGAATCAGTGGCAAACAATGATCTCTGATTTAAGAGAAAAAGGCTTAACACAAACTCAAATCGCAGGGGAAATTGAATGTTCCCAAAATTATGTAAGTGATTTAGAGCGTGGTGTATGTGGTAAACGCCTGTCTTATGAACTTGGAAAGAAATTAGAAGCTCTTTGGGAGAAGCATCAACCAGAGGATTCAACAACACAGTCCACAAGTTAAAAGGAAATCTTATGGAAACAAAAATAATGATTGTATTCAGCAAAAAACTGTTGGCACCCATGTCAACACGTGTGCCGCTGGAAGTCCAAGAGATCATTGACAACTTGGCTGAAAGCCAAGGTAGTGATCGTGCTAAGTGGTTAAGAGATGCCATAGATAAAAAGATCGAACTGGAGACAGGTCAATCATCATCTGAGCATGTAGAAAAATCAAAGAATACAACGTCTACAAGCGTATTTATGAATGTATGCAGAAATTTGAAAAGTTTTTGGCAGGCATTAAAAAAGCCCGACGTTGCAGGTCGAGCTTCAAGCATTCATCAACTTTCAGGAAAATGAACATGAGTAATTTAACAGAACATCAATGCAAGGGCAAATGTCCTGAATTTAAAGAAGAGCAGTGTAATCACTGTTTAGTCCAAGATTTTGGCGCAAAGCAGTGGTTTGACATGCCAAATCATCATCTGCTTGAACAATCGCAGGCGTGTTCATTGGAACAAATTGAAAAGCGTGAATTTGATTTAGGTTTGGCACCTGATGAGGCGTATGTGAAATGCGGTGAGTCTTCACCATTATTCGTATCAAGTTTGGATGATGTGGAAAAATACCATCGACGTGCGGTAGAAGCACATAAGGAGGTTTCATGAAAGAACGTCCGATTCTATTTAGCACACCTATGGTTCAAGCCATTTTGGAAGGGCGTAAGTCTCAGACTCGTCGAGTACTAAATCCACAACCTGAAGGTAAAACCTTGCAGAGTAATTTGGATAGAAAGTGGTTAAGTAAAAAATTCAATGGATTATTGCTTCCTAAAATTGAGGATTTACCAATTCACTGCCCATATGGTCAAGTAGGTGACAATCTTTGGGTACGTGAAAAATTTCGTAAAACCGAAATAAGTGATTGCGGTTGTGATGACCAATGTAATTGCAATTTTGGTGGTTACGAATATTTTGCATCAACTTTGGATAAAAGTGAAAAGTGGAAGCCATCAATTCACATGCCACGTTCTGCATCACGGCTACTTCTTGAAATCACGAACATTCGTGTTGAAAAACTTAATCAAATCTCAAGAGCAGACGCAGTAAAAGAAGGACTTCATCAATTACCTGCTACTGGTCGCTATGTCATTAGTCAAGGTGATCAATATTTTGGTGGTGCAAGTAGCAATCCTGTTGAAGTGTTCAGCTGGTTATGGGAATCCATTAATGGCTTAAATTCGTGGTCAAAAAATCCGTGGGTATGGGTTGTCGAATTTAAGGTTGTTAAAGGCGGTGAATCATGAGAAACCGTTTCCCCGGTCTTTGCTACTACTGCAATACCAATGTTGCAAAAGGTGCAGGGCACTTTGAAAAGCGCCAAAACGCTAAAGGCTTTCGTGTCATCCATGCTGAGTGTGTTTTTAAACAGCGTGAAGAAAAGCAAAAAGCGATTGAGGTGACATCATGATTAAAAAAATCACCCTGACCAAAATTGGTGAATATAAAGATGATTGGGTATTTATCTACATTGAACCAAATGATGCATATTCAAAGTGTGGTGGGCGAATCACTGTAAATATTGGTGATGACTATATAGGTTCTTATTTTTTCTCACACTTTGGCACGGAAACCTTTGAACAATTCCTTGCCAAAGTTAGCCCAGATTACTTAATAAATAAGCTTTTTCAAACTAAAGAAGATCTTGATGTTGAGAATGGTAGTGAGTTATTTGAAAGTCTCGTAAAAAATGACATGCTTTGGATGGTTAAGCGTGCTCGTAATGAAAATAACATTACAAAAGATGAACTTCGTGAATTGTATGAAGAATTAAAAGAGCATGAATTTAGAGACATTGGCGAATTGTCATACATGATTGATTCTGACTCATATGAAACAATGTCCAAAATTTTCTGTGATGATTGGTACCACAATGGGGGTTTTACAAAGCCTAACAATGTATATGAACGTCAAAAGAAAGCAGTTCAAGCTTTAATTACTCATTTTAAAAATGAGGTGACATCATGATTGATAACACCTCCATTATTGCTCTAACAGACATTATCCAATTGCCTGAAGCTGAACGCTTACAGGTAATCAAGGATAAGTTTTCAGCAAAATCACATGATGAATTAATTGATTTACTTGGCAATGTTTTAAATGTTGCTGTGAATTATGCCCAATCGTGTGATGAAACATTGTATTTACATCTCGTCACCACTGGCGATACGCACCCATACGCAATAGATAAGCTTATTTCACCTAGTTTTCATGGTGCTTTGAATGGGCTGATCTTGGCGCAAAAAGCACCTAATCAAGAGGTGCTATGCGAATCATGTGCTTATCGCTGCGGTACTTTAGCAAATCACTGTCTTACTACTCAATCTGACTTGGCTCATGCCTTGGAAACAGATGCAGTTTTTTATTGCCATAAAGATATTGAAAATTTGGTCAATCCATCGGCTAAAGACCGTAAGTGCATGAAACCATGTAAAGGCTGGGCACAGCATGTGAAACATAAGGGGGTAGCAGCATGAAATCAAATGAAGCTAAAAAACCTATGTACATCTTTACTGAATTAGGTAAAGAAAAACTTTGTAAGCACTGTGATGAATACTGGCCTACAGATTCAGAGTTTTGGTTCATGATCAAAGCAAAGTTAAAGGATGGAACCATTACATTTCGACCAGAATCAGCATGTAAAGGCTGCTATGACCGAGTTTATAGACCTCATCATGTAAAAGGTGTGAATAAGGTTCGTTCAAGTCATGAAAAGAAGGTGGCAGCATGATTATTGGAGTTGCTGTAAAAGCTGGCGATCTTATGGTTGCTCTACCAAAACCTAATCGCCATGCAGATTGTATCAATATCATTCTGTCACTTGGTTTGGTACCAGATATTCAAAATCAATGGGGGAAATCTGCACATCAAGGTTTCTATTGTGAAAAAGGGAAGTTCTATACACGTCCACAGGCATTTTTACATGCAGTTGAATGTGGTCAGTTGGAATTTAATGCACATCAAGTTGAACTGATAGCCCTTGGTGAGATGAAGTTTTCTCACCTTGGGTTATGTAGTGAAGATTTGTGGTGAGGTGATATGAAAGAACCATTAATTCCAAATAATATCGACCTCAGAAATTTTGAGTTTATGCCACTGGATGTTGTTCGTTTGCGAGATAGTGATTTTGCTGCTTTGGTAAATGCTGAGTCATTTCGTGCAGGAATTTTATTAATGAGTGCATCTTGGCATCAGGTTCCTGCGGGCAGTTTGCCAGATGACGATAGAATTTTGTCTAACCTTGCGGGTTTTGGTCGAGTTGTAAAAGAGTGGAAAAAATATAAAGAAGAAGCACTACATGGATGGGTTCTGTGTAGTGATGGTCGTTATTACCATCCTGTTATTTGTGAAAAGGCAATGGAGAGTTGGAATAGCAAACAAGACTATAACTATAAGAAATTTGCTGAGCGTTTACGTAAGGCAAACATGAAGTTAGCTGAACAAGAACAGGTTTCTATTCCGAACTTTGAAACATGGATTAATGCTGGAATGCCTGAGTCATGGGTAAAGAATTCCCAAGCTACTGAATTAGAAAGCAAATCTATTTCCAAAGCTGTTCCAACCACGTTCCAAGAGAATTCCGAAGTCGTTCCACAGGAATTCCAAACACGTTCCGCAGGAATTCCATTGGAAAATGGACATAAGGGAACAGAACATAACGGACAGGTAACGGATATAGATATTAATAACACACACACACCACCGCTGAATCAAAAATCCGAAAATGAACAAAGCTGGAAACCTGATAAAAATCACCTGTTGAATTCTGTACGAAAAAGTAAAGGGGTGCAGGCTGAATCTGTCTTAGCAATGCCCGATTTTGAATTTCACCTTGAGTCTTTTAACGCGCATTGGGAAAACAAAGCCACACTCACTGAAAATCAAAAAGTGACGAAATTTGCTGTTTGGCTCATTGATAAGTTTGATCAATCTCTTGAAAAACAAAAGCGTTCAGCACCCAAATCAACAGGTAAATCTCAAGCTGCAACAGGTCTTAACGTCAATGACGATTGGAAAAATGAACCACAAGCAACACAACCATTTAACGGAACTGTGGTTATACCGGAGGATTTTCGATGAATACGATTGCAATGATTTCAAATGGTTTACCTAACGCTCTCGCATTTTGTTTAAAACACAACATCGCCAAGGTACAAGCAGGTCCTAACCAAATTTGTCCAAAATGCGCATCTGATGATTTAAATAAATCGAAAGAAAATCATCAACGTGATGTCGATAAAATGGTTTTTGAAAAACATTGCCTTGGTGCAATGATTCCTGAACGTCATTCACAATCTGATTTTGTAAATTACAAAGTGCAAATTCAAGGGCAAGCAACAGCATTACAAGCATGTATTGATTTTACTCAAAGTGTAATTAATGGTTCTAAATCCAATTTCATCATGACTGGATCTACTGGCACAGGTAAAACACACCTAGCATGTGGAACAGCAAAAACTTTACTGAAAAAAGGATTGCATGCTCGCTACATCACCAGTGAAGAAATCGCACAAAGAATCATGAATGCATGGGACAAGGACACCAAGGATCAATCTGAGGAAGCTGTGATTTATGAATTTGCTCAGTATGATCTTTTGATTATTGACGAATATGGATTACATGATCGTGATAAACGTCTTGAACTCGTCCATAAAGTTTTAACAAAACGTTATGACTGCAAAAAACCAACCATGTTGATTTCAAATTTTACGCAGAAAAAATTAAGAGATGATTTAGGGGATCGTCTTTGGTCTCGTTTGCAGCATGATGGATTAGCTACTGTTCAGTGTAATTGGAATGATGCGAGGGTTAGTACATGAATTTATCACCGCATCAAATTAAAAGACTTGCACACCAACGTGATAACAAGCCTAAACAGCCAAAGTATGGGAATCATAAAGTTGTAGTTGATGGTGAAAAGGTTGCTGATTCAAAACATGAATTTCGTCGTTTAAATGATTTAAAAGTTTTACAGCGTGCAGGTGAGATTAAGGACTTACAGACTCAGGTGAGATACAACCTAATACCAGCACAGAAAATTTGTGGAGTGAAAGTACGTGGTACCGATTATGTAGCGGATTTTGTTTATTGGACCAATGAAGGGCACTTTGTTTGTGAAGATGCCAAAGGCCATAAAACACCAGACTACATCATCAAACGCAAGTTGATGAAGTTAATTCACAATATCGACGTAGTTGAAATTTAAGAACGATTTAGGGGAGTATGACAATGAAGTCTAACGCTGAAACAATCCTTGAAGCCATTGAGGATTTACATAATCAAGAGCAGATTGTTACGAGAGAAACTTTATCTCAATTAACAGGCTTAAAATTATCTATCGTTGATGATCGTTTAAGTTATTTGGTCGATAGTGGTCAGATTATACGTGTACAGCGTGGTGTGTTTATTCCAACTCCTAAACATCGCCCTGCACGTTTAATTTCAAAGCTACTCCTTCCTGATGGCACAGTAAAAATTGAAATTGGGGATGATGAGATTTTAACACTCACTCCGCGTGAAGCTCGATTTTTAGGTAATCTGATGGTCGCAGAGGCTATGCAATTTTCAAACATTGAGTTTGGCCATCATATGGCAATACTTCAAAGTGAAGTTTCGGGTCAAGTGCGTAAATTATCGAAGCAAGTAGGGGATTTATTGGATGTGGGGAAGCAAGGTGAGTTGTTGTGAATAATATTGACTTTTAAGGTGTGGATGCTTATAAGTATCTGAAATTTTCTTATTTTTTTATCAGGTGATAAATTTGAGTGAAACATCTATAGTTTTGCAGTTACAGGAATTAGCTACGGATCCAAATAGCAATGTTGAAGAACTTTTGAATAAGGCATTACTTGTTTCTAGAAAACTCAAAATTAAGAAGTTTAGAGCCTGGTGTGAGTTTGAACTTGAAGGTTATAGTGGTCAGGAAATACCTCCATACAGAAAAATAAGGGGTGAACTTAAAGCACATAACCCTGTCAGAGGATTGATACCTTTTATTCTCCCGCCTGAATTAGATGAAATAGTTACAAATATTGAAGTTATACAACCAATTGGCGAGATTTGTAATCTTGTAAACGCAGATAATGGAAAGATACTCTACACTTTAACTTCAGAAATGCGGCATCTTTTGATGCAAATGCAGACAGATTATGTCGGTTCACCAATGATGCCAAAATTAATTATTGATGTTTCCCAATTAATGGCTATTCAGACAAAGGTCAGAAATATTATTTTGAATTGGTCTTTGAAGTTGGAGGAAGAAGGAATTCTAGGTAAAGGGTTAAAATTTTCAGAAAAAGAAAAGGAAAAGGTGGCTGCAATGACTGTAACGAATTTTAATATTAAAAATATGCAAGGTGTGGCTGGTAATGTTACTGGTGGGACCATTAATCAAAATAATCAGATGAATATTCAACCTAAAGACTTCGACTCATTAGCTAAGCATTTAATGCAGAATAAGGTTGAATTTTCAGATATACAGGCATTACAAGAGGCTATTGAATCAGATCCTGCACCATGTGAACCAAATAAATTAGGCAGTAATGTTAGCAGCTGGATTGGTAGTATGATTGGTAAAGCTGCAAATGGATCATGGGATGTTGGTATTGCTGTTGCTGGGACATTGTTGGCTGAAGCAATTTCAAAATATTATGGATTGGGATAACTTAAAATATAATTCGGGTGTACCAATCATTGATATTTATTGTCACAATATTACGTTATTTAATGGTCAGCAGTTTAATTTCCAAGATTAAAAATAACCCATAACATCCAATCGATGTTATGGGGGTGAAGTTAATTAATAAGCCATCGAAAGGTGGTTTTATTTATTAAAAAATATTTCAAATTCTGTAAGTAAGTTCTGATCATTTAGCTCATTATCTGTATTACAACTTTCCTTAAGTTCGTCATACATAAACTCAACCATATTAATAATTCCCATTAAATCTAGAACTTGATCAAAAGTATTTTTAGAATCATTAATTATACGTACGGTATCTTCAGTTTCATCCATGTATTGTCCGTTACATTTTACTGTATATTGAGTAACTGTATTTAAAGCCCTTTGACAATCATAAAGATTTATTGATTGTTTCTGGATTTTTAAAAACTTTTGCAATAAGGTTGGATTCTTGAAAAGACAGTAAGCATAAAATTGATCAAAACTATTACTTCTAGAAGGCTCTAAAAATACTTTATTTAGGTGATTTTTAATTTGATTAATATTTTCTTGAATAATGACATCATCTTTAAAATAATTTTTTGAGACTTTGAACTCTATCATGATGGACATACATAAAATATTGATTAAAAGTGAAAATTTATTTTTTAATTCAACGATTTTTAAAACATTCTCATGGTTGCGGCCACTACTACCAGGAATTTCCCATTTATATAAAGATGTTGTTAAAAAAATAGGTAAATGATGTTCAATAAGTTTATTTATTTCTAAACGCAATCCATAGTTATAATCTATATCACCATTTTTAATTCGTCTGTAGTCTTGGGCAAAACTTCGTAGCACACCTTTTAGATCATGGTCTAATAATTTATTAAACAAATTTTGATTTTCTAAACGAATTGTATCGACAATGCTTTTTGTGAAACCCTCTAAAAGACTGTGAATATTTAACAATATACGATTGGAGTTATCTTTAGACTGAGTATCTAATCCTAAGTTTTCAATGCAATATTTTTTGAATTGTTCAGTATTCATACTTGGAGAAAAAACTGAATACTTCCCATTTTCTGTTCTTGAGCCAATGAAATATTGTAAGTTTTTTATAACTAGTGAATTTTCCATTGCTGGTTTTCCCCTGTAAGGTTAGACGAGTACAACTATTTTATTCAATTATGTCATATCAAGAAGGTTGGGTGATATGACTGAAAAGAAAGTAATTGATTGGGAAAAGATCGAGCTTGAATATCGTGCAGGCGTAAAGTCACTTCGTGAAATTGCTTCTGAGCAAGGTGTATCAGACACAGCAATCAGAAAACGTGCAAAGCGTGACGATTGGGTTCGAGATCTATCAGCAAAAATCAAAGCAAAAGCAGATGACTTGGTTCGCAAGGAACAGGTTCGCGCTGAAGTTCGCACTGCAAACCATATTTCAGAAAAAGAAACCATCGACGCAAATGCAAACCTAACTGCAGGTGTTCGCTTATCTCAAAGAAAGGATATTCAACGTTCACGCAAGATTGCAATGAGTCTTTTTGATGAGTTGGAGCAGATGGTTGGTGAAGATCAAGTTGATTTGCTGATTCGTCTTGGTGATCTGATGTACAAACCAGATGATAGAGGCATAGATAAATTAAATGACATTTATCAAAAGATCATTTCTATGCCTGGTCGTGTTGATTCAATGAAAAAACTTAGTGACACACTCAAAACTCTAATCGGATTAGAACGTCAGGCGTTTGGACTTGATGATGAGAACAATAAACCTGTTGATGCATTAACTTCTTTACTCGAAAGAATTAGTACAGGTAATAGCTCTGCATTCAAACCAATTGCGGATGATCCTGAATATGGAGCATCTACGTGAATAGAGCGACTAAACACCCCCATCAATTTAATTCTATGCACGTACACACTTCAATAATGCATAAATATTGTGCAAAATGGGGTGAAAATTGATATATAACACTAATTTACAGCCACTACCAACGAACAAGGAAGAATTAGAACGCTGCCTTGCAGATCCTATTTGGCGTATTTTTAGTGGTTGTTTATATAAGATTAAAATTAAGGGTGATGACTTTGTAAATGAGTTTGGTCAAGTCGAAGAAGCTCCAACATATGAGTTACCTTTTAAACCCAATGATGCCCAGAAGAAATTCTTAAACCGATTGTGGTACCGCAATATTATTTTAAAAGCACGTCAGTTGGGTTTCACTACACTGATTTGTATTCTTTGGCTTGATCATGCTTTGTTTAATGCCAATCAGCATTGTAGTGTGATTGCACAAAACCTTGAAACTGTCGGTGATATCTTCACGGACAAAATTAAATTTGCGTACGATAACTTACCATCTGAAATATTGGAGCGTTTCCCACTTAAAACCAATAATGGTACTGAAATGGAATTTGCTCATAACGGTTCGAAAATTTCAGTGGCTGTGTCTTTCCGTGGTGGAACGATGCACCGCTTACTTATTTCTGAATATGGGAAAATTTGCGCTCAGTCACCTGGTAAAGCTAAAGAAGTTCGTACAGGTTCATTACCAGCAGTACCAACAACAGGTATTTGTGTCATTGAATCTACTGCAGAAGGTCGTGGTGGTGACTTCTTTGATAAGGTTCAGATCGCACAGAAGAACTTTGCATCACGTAAAAAGCTTACACCTAAAGACTTTAGACTACATTTTTATGGTTGGTGGGAAGAACCGAAGTACCGTATTGACTCAACTGAAGTCATTATTTCTAAAAAAGACCATAATATTTTTGATCACATTGAAATTGTTGTATCCAGAAACTTAGGCAAGAAGATCAAAATTGATCCTGATCAACGTGCTTGGTATGTATCGACACGTGATAATGATTTATCTGGTGATCAAGCTTTAATGTGGCAAGAGTATCCGTCATTCCCAGACGAAGCATTTCAGGTAAGTACGGAAGGGAACTACTACGCAAAAGATATGCTTGAGTTGCGTAAACGTAGTGGTATTGCTCAAATTGAAGTTTTAGATGTACCTACGTGTACATTTTGGGATATTGGCAACCATGACGGTTGTGCAATTTGGTTTCATCAAATGATGAATCAACAAGATCGCTTTATTGATTATGAAGAAGATCATTTTCAGGATTTACGCCATTACGTAAAACTGATTAAAGATAAACCTTATATCTATCACACACATTATTTACCGCACGATGCAGCACACCAAAGATTGGGCGATTACAACAAGTCAGTATTAGAAATGCTGGAAGAATTATTACCTAGTCATAATTTTGTGGTCATTCCACGTATCACATTACTGACAACAGGTATTCAACAGACTCGTCGACATTTAAAGAATGCTTGGTTTGATGAAGAACGATGCAAATTGGGTATTGAACGCATTGAAGGCTATAAGAAAAAGTTTAACCAACAAGCCAATATGTTTATTGATCAGCCTGACAAATCAAATGGATGTTCAGAAGGTGCAGATGCACTTCGACAATAGGCACAAGCCAAAGATGTAGGCTTACTCGATGATTACGTCTATACGGCTAGTCGTACCAGCGAAAATTCAAGTACAAATGCACATGAACAGCGATCTAGCTATAACGAAGCACCACCAACAGATTGGCGAATGTAAGGATTTTGAATATGTTTTATCATGAAACAGCTGAGATTGAGCAAGCTAATCTTGATGATAATGCTTTAACGCTCGATGAATTGACCGAAATTATGCATGAAATTGAGGAACAACCTTATTGGCGACATACAGCTGATAAGGAAATGGACTATGCAGACGGTAATCAGCTTGAGTCAGACCTCTTAAATCGTATGAAACAGATCGGTATTCCACCTGCAGTCGAGGATATGATTGGTCCTGCATTGCAATCTGTTGAGGGTTTTGAACTTCAAACACGTACAGATTGGCGTGTGAAAGCCAATGGTGATACTGGCAGTGATGATGTAGCAGACGCTTTAAACTTTAAATTGAATCAAGCAGAGCGTTTATCTAAGGCTGATAAAGCGTGTAGTGATGCTTTCCGTCCTCAAATTGGCTGTGGCATTGGTTGGGTTGAAGTTAAGCGTGAGCAAGATCCGTTTAAATATCCATATCGTTGTGTGAAAGTCCACCGTAATGAAATTCATTGGGATTTTAAAGCGACAGAAAATGATCTAAGTGATGCGCGTTGGTTGCGTCGTACACGTTGGATTCATCCAAAACGATTGGTTCAGGCATTTCCACAACATGCAGAATTGATTCAAACCGTCGGTCGTTATGGTGGTTCATGGTGGCAAGAAGATGGTGTAATGGATGGTGGCGATAGCACAGGACTTCAAAATGCTTGGCTTGATGCACGTTCATATACGATCAGTGAGCAGTATTGGTATAACCCGACTTCAAAAGAAATCAATGTTGCTGAGCTTTGGTACCGTCGTTGGGTGCGTGTACCTGTCTTAAAATTCGCTGATGGTCGTGTGGTTGAGTATGACTCTTCAAATATGAATCATGATATTGCGATCTATCAAGGCATTGCTTATGTTGAGCAAGCCAATATTTCTAAAGTACGTCGCTCATATTGGTTAGGTCCACATTGTTTATATGATGGCCCTACACCTTATTCACATCATTATTTCCCATATGTGCCATTTTGGGGTGCAAGAGAAGACAATACTAATATTCCATACGGTTTTGTGCGTCGCATGAAGTTCAGCCAAGACAGTATTAACTCTGGTATTTCTAAATTACGTTGGGGAATGAGTGTTACACGTGTTGAACGTACCAAAGGTGCGGTTGATATGACGGATGAACAATTACGTCGTCAGGTTGCACGTCCTGATGCTGATATTGTTTTGAATGCCAATCATATGGCTAAACCCGGTGCGCGTTTTGATGTGAAGCGTGACTTTGAATTGTCACAACAGCATTTCCAATTGATTAATGATAATCGTGCTGCTATTGAGCGTGTGAGTAATATCACCAGTGGTTTCCAAGGCAAACAGGGAAATGCAACTTCAGGCAAGCAGGAACAATTGCAGATTGAGCAATCCAATCAAACTTTAATGAAGATCATGGATAATTTTAGAGAAGCGCGGACGCTGATGGGTGAAATGCTTCTTTCGATGATCGTAGAAGATATGGGAACACGTGAGCAGACCGTCATTATTGAAGGTGATGCGGTTCGTGAGGATCGTACCGTTGTCATTAATAAGCCTGAAGTTGATGAACATGGTTATCCGTATGTGTCAAATGATGTGCAACGCATACGCTTGAAAGTGGTGCTTGATGATGTTCCAAGCTCAACCACTTTCCGTGAGCAACAATTGAATGCCTTGTCTGAAATCACCAAGTCATTGCCTGCAGAAATTCAGACTGCAGTATTGCCTTATGTGATGTCCTTGACTGATATTCCATTTAAGAAAGATATTATTGAAGCCATTCGCCAAGCAACACAAGCTCAATCACCTGAACAAACTAAACAACAGATTCAAGAAGCGGTTAAACAGGCACTGGCACAAGCTGGCAATGATATTAAATTACGTGAACTTGAGCTTAAAGAGCGTAAAGCAGGTAGTGAGATTCGTGAGATTGATGCTCGTTCTGTGCAGATTGGTGTTCAAGCTGCTTATTCTGCGATGCAAGCAGGTGTGCAAGTCGCTCAAATGCCACAGATCGCACCGATTGCAGATGAAGTTATGAAAGGTGCAGGTTATCAGCGTCCAAATCCAATGGGCGATGATCCGAATTTCCCTGTGGCTGATCAGACAGCTGCACGTGATGTACGTTCACCGTATGTGGAAGGTGAAGGGGCGCAGTTGGGCAGTGAAGGTTTAGCAGAAGTGCAACAGAATACCAGTCCGATGAATCCACCTGTACCTAAACAAGGTGGTACTGGAATGCAAGGGATTGAAACTTCTCGTTTAAATGATAATCTATCATTATAATATATTTATTTTATATAAAGTTTAGGGGGAATATGAAAAGTTTAATGAATATGATTGAAACATTTAACCTATCTATAACAACACTGAATAAATCATTTCTTGAAGAACAAAGTCTATACTTGTTATTTACTTATTTAGATCAATTAGGCTGGTTAATAGCATCTGGAGAATATTCTGATGGTAAGGATTTTAAAAGATGGGTAGATACATATTGTGATCTTTCTAATATGCGATTTACTTCTGTAGACTTATGGAATACAAGATGTTCATTTTTACATATGGGAACTGCTGAACATAAGCATTTCGATAATTCTAAGCATTTTAGATTAGCATTCTATCAAAATACCGACTTAACAGAAAATGAAATAATTGCACAGGAAGTTAAATACCCAAGACCAACAAAAATTGTGGATGTTGCATCATTTTATAATTGTATAAATAATGGTATCAATAAATTTTTAGATGCTCTAGAACAAGATCCAGAATTACGATTAAAAGTTTTAGAAAAAAGCAATAAACGGAATGTTTTGGAGCGCCCCGTGTAAAGTAAAGAAATTTTTCATTATTATTTATAAAAAGGACAGCCATTTTGCTGTCCTTTTTATTCATTTAAACCAATTTAAATCGTTCACTTGCAGTTAAATTCCACTGATGTGAAAGCATAAGGTAATCAAATTAATTGTTTTTTTTCACAACATTGGGTTGAAAAGTTAAAGTTCAGTACAATTATAAAAATATGGAAAAGAATTTACCTTTTAAACGAATGGAGTTATATCAATGCAACAAACTGAAATTGATGGTGTTGGAATTGTTGCTCAAAAACTTGAAAGCTTGATTGAAAGCATGATGAATGTTGGTTTTGATTTTAGTGATTGTGGTCCAACAGTTTTTATTTTAGAACTAACAACAGAGCAACTGAATAAAGTGGTTGAAACTATTGGCTTTGACTATCCTTATTTAAGAGCTGAATTTGATACTACAGCATATACCTTAGATAATGGTCAGCAAGGTAATCTGATTAAACGTGAATATACTTTTTTACAGTTTAAGTTGGTTGAGAAATAATCAAATTTAATTTGAATAATATAAAAACCACCTTCGGGTGGTTTTTTATTTCCCCCCTGTAAGGCTAACGCCATTATATCCAAATCCTTGAAACTTTCCTTATGTTGAGCAATCGACAGCTAAACGCTAGTAACTCTAGCCATTCGCCTAATAGCGGTCACAGCGATAAGTGATAGGAAAGACATGGAAATTACAGAGCATCAACAACAGTTGATTGATGAAAATGGTGGAAAACTTACACCTGAACTTGCAGCTCAATTGATAGATCAAGAGCTACATGGCGATACCGCACCTAAACCTGCGGAAGAAGGTAGTCAGCCAGTAACTACCCAAGAACAGGAACAAGCAGATACACCGAAAGCTGAAGCACAAACACAGCAACAACCTGATGAAAGTCAGATGAATGCTGAAAATGCAGTGCTGATGGCAAAAGATGGTAAGCACACAATTCCATATGAACGTCTTGCAGATGCACGCAGAGGTGAACAGGAATGGAAGCAAAAGTTTGAAGATTCACAGTCACAACTGGCACAACTTCAAGCTAATGCCCAACAACGTATTGATAACGGTCAAGCATCTACAACACAAGATAATCAGGTAGCAATCGCTCAACAAGCCATTGAACAGGGAGTTGATCCTGCGGTCTTTGGTGATTTTAGCGAGAAAGATTTAGCTGCAGGTATTCAAAAAGTTGTCGATATGCGTGTTTCTGCAATGGTAGATCAGCGTGTAAAAGACGCTTTGGCACCATTTCAACAGCAACAAGCAATCAGTGCTGAACAAGCACACTTTACCGAAATCTTTACAGCTCATCCTGATGCTGAGTCTGTCGTTGAATCGAAAGAGTTCAATGACTGGATGAATGCACAGCCGAGCATTACCAAAGGTGCTTACGAAACAGTCTTAAATGGTGGTTCAGCTTCGCAAGTAGTTGAATTATTAGGATTGTATAAATCTGCCAATCAATCAACTGAACAAGCTGTAGAGCCTGACAAGGTAAAAGCAGCAGCGCAAGAAGCTGTAAAAAACGCTCAAACACAAGTACCACATAGCCTTTCAGATTTGCCCGCAGGTTCTCCAGCTGGTGTTTCTCGAGATGAACGCATTGCCAATATGACACCTGCGCAAATGATCGAAGAAATGTCAGATTGGACAGAAGAACAGCGTGAGCAATATCTGAATCGTCGTGTGTAATTTAAATTGTGGAGAGTCAACATGACGAATAAAACCAATACCGCTTATGGTGAAAAAACAAATATGGTGACTCAGGCCGTTGGCTTGTTCGCTACTCACATGCAACGCAACAGTACGCTGAACTTACTGGCAGGGAAAATGCCCAAAGGTGAAGCGGGTGCTGAAGCAACTTTACGTAAACAAACTACTCAACATATGCCAATTGTACGTGTACAGGATTTAGGCAAGGGACGTGGTGATGAAGTCACATTCCATTTACTTAATCCAGTAGGTGCATATCCGATCATGGGTTCTGCTCATGCAGAAGGTCGTGGTACTGGCATGTCTTTGAATGAAGACCGTTTACGTGTGAACCAAGCACGTTTCCCAGTGGACTTGGGTAATGTGATGTCACAAATTCGTAGTCCTGCGGATTTGCGTAAACTTGGCCGTCCAGTCGCTCAAAGCTTGATGGATGGATATTGTGACCAATCACTTTTGGTACATATGGCTGGTGCACGTGGTTTCCATAACAATATTGAGTGGAAAATTCCAACTGATGATCATAAAGATTTTAAAGAAATCATGGTCAACCGTGTTAAAGCCCCAACAAAGAACCGTCACTTTATTGTAGATGGTTCAGGTGTGCAGTTATTTAAGCAAACCGCAGATGAAGTTGAAATTGAAACAAGCGATCTATTTACCATGGATACTGTGGATTCAATGAAATCTGTATTGGATACCATCGCATTACCACCACCGATTTGTAAGTTTGAAGGCGATCCGAATGCTGATGATTCACCTTTGCGTGTTTGGTTGGTATCACCTGATCAATATAACAAGTTTGCAGCGCAACCTGGCTTCCGTACTTTCCAATCTGCTGCTTGGGCACGTGCTAGCCAAGCAAAACAGCATCCACTATTTACAGGTGATGTTGGGATTTGGAACAACTTCATCATCCGTAAAATGCCTCGTCCAATTCGCTTCTACGCTGGTGACACCATTAAATATTGTGCTTCGTATAATTCAGAAGTTGAATCAGGTGCAATTGTACCTGCAAGTTTCGGTGAAAAGTTTGCTGTCGATCGTTCCGTTATTTTGGGTGGTCAAGCCATTGCAGAAGCTATGGCATCTTCTGAACATTCAGGTGCACCATTCTTCTGGTCTGAGAAAGAGTTGGATCATGGTGATAAGTGGGAACTTCTCATTGGAGCGATCCGTGGTGTTTCGAAAATTCGCTTTGATGTGAACACTGGTGAACGTCAAGAATTCACAGACTATGGTGTCACCGTAGTTGATACAGCTGTTCCGATCTTTGGTCGTGGTCTCTAAGTGTAAATAAATGCCTTCATTTGTGAGGGCATTTGCTCAAATATAAATAAATGGGAGTTTGCAGTTATGGCAACGATTAAAAAGAAAAATACACATACCCGTCAATTTGGTGGTTTATCCCCATTCGGTAATTTGACGAGTTTGACGTATTTATTAGCAACAAATGGAACAGGTGCAGTAATTAACTCGGATTCTACTGCACCCATTGCTGTGGGTGATGTGATTGATTTGGGTGAGCTACCTGAAGGTATGAGTCTTGAAGATGCTCAGATCATTGTAACTACCGGTATGACAGCAACAATCAAAGGAGACTTAGGGTTTAAGTACACTGATGGCGTAGATTTAACTGATGTACCACAAGATGCATCTTACTTTGTGAAAGGTGGTGATCTGGCAACAGCAGGGCGTGTCCGTGCGAATGGTTCAAAGTTGATTACTTTACAGAAGTCCGCACGTTTAATTTTAACTGTGGCAGGTGCAGCAAATGCTAAAGCATCTGAAATTCAGTTCATTGTGACAGGCGAACTTAAAGGTCCACGCTAATTTTGGTTTGAGTTAAACCTTTGGCGGTGTGAGTGTTTTGGGCTTGCATCGCCTTTTTTAAAGAAATTGAAAAAAGGATACTGAAATGAAAACTGTCGCTATCGCCATGTTATGCCACTCAATTAACGCAGCATATTGCCAGTCTTTGGGTGATGATAGTCAAGTTACATGGGATGATGCACCTGAATGGCAACAACAAAGTGTAATTGCTGGTGTGGAAATGCACTTGGCAAACCCTAATGCTACACCTGAGCAATCACATGAATCATGGTATGCACAAAAACAAGCAGAAGGTTGGACGTATGGTGAAATCAAAGATGTTGAAAAGAAAGAACATCCTTGTTTTTTGCCTTATGACGAATTGCCACTAGAGCAGAAGGCCAAAGATTATTTGTTTCGTGTAACTGTGCATTTAATGAAAGATCTTCCCGATGTTGGTGAATACTTGGCTTTGGTAGATGAAGTTAAGAATCTACGTGAAAAAGTTCAAAATACTGCAGTTATTCCTCAACTAACGACAACACAGCCAAAAACTTCATTGGGTGCAAGTGGAATTGCGATTCAATATGTCGGTCGTAAGGATCAGTATATTGACCGCTTGTATGGTTCAAACCTGACCTTTGCTCGTGGTCAGGTTCGTAATGTACCAAGTCATATTGCTGGCAGTTTGTTGAAACATCCTGAATTTAAGCGTTTTGAACAGGCTGTCATTGCTTCTGATGATACGCAAGATCAGCAAGCAGATGATACTGCACTGATTTTGGATGAATCCAAGAAACAACAAGACAAAGAAAATGAACAGGAAACGATTGTCTTGGATGAGATTGATACGATCGGTCGCATCTCTGATAAAAAAAGCCTGATTGAATACGCTAAAAATAAATACGATCAGGATTTGGATGGTCGTAGCAGCGTCAATACATTACAAAATCAGGTTGTTGATTTAATCAAACGCTTTGGAGTGGTGTAATGCAACTGAGCCAATTGATACAGCGATTTCGTGTTTTAGCGAATGATAAGGTAGAGCCTTATTTCAATGAGGATGAAAGTGTTATTGATTGGCTTAATGATGCTGTTAATGAAGCTTGCATCCGTGGTCGTTTGTTGCATGAAAGTGAAAATGATGTGGTTTGTAAGATCGATGTATTGATGGGCTCATCGCGCTATCAATTGCATGATTCATTATATGAATTGAGTCGAGTGTGGTTTCAACCTAGTGATGGAACAAAAGGAGATTCAATTTCATTAACATCGGTAGAAACACTTGATCATATGCATGGTCGTGAAAACTGGACAGAATATTCAGGTTGTCCATGTTTAGCTATTCAAGAGGATACTGGTATTCGCCTTGTTCCAATTCCTGATGTAGATGGTGAATTACAGTTGGAAGGTTATCGAGTGCCTTTAAAACCAATGGAATTGGATAGTGATGTACCTGAAATTAACCAAATTCATCATGTGCATTTAATTCAATGGGCATTGCATAAGGCATTTAGTGTGCCTGATGCAGAATTCTTTGATGCAGATCGTTCGGCTATGGCTGAACATGAATTCACAAACTACTTTGGTGACAGACCTGATAGTGATATCCGTCGAATTACGCGTGAAGATGTACCACATGTAGTACAGCCGTTTATGCCTTAATCTCGATCAACTTTATTCAACCCCTGTAAGGCTCATTCTTTTCAGGGGTTTTTATCATAATAACTTTATTCAATTTATTTAAGCATGCACAAAGATGGGCAAACTGAACGTAGATTTAAAAGTAGGTGAAACCTTAAGAGTAGGTGAATCAATCATACAGCTTGAGAATAAATCGGGCAAAGTAGCTCGATTAACAATAACAGCTGACAATTCAATCAATATCGAACATTTGCGCATGAGTGCTTCTGATCTCAATCAGGAGAAACAAACTCATGGCAAACACACTTTATGATTTTGCACGTCAGCGTTTTTTAGAAGCGCAAATCAATTGGATGACAGACACGATTAAAGTCATTTTGGTCGATACAGGTGCATATACACCGCAAACATCGGTACACCAATATTTATCTGATATTCCAACATCAGCACGTATTGCAGGCCCTGTCACCTTAACTAGCAAGGCAACTACTGGTGGTGCAGCTGATGCAGCCGATTGTACGTTTACAAGTGTGACAGGTCCATCCATCGAAGCGATTGTTATTTATTCTGATACAGGAACTGAATCAACATCACCACTCATTGCTTATATTGACACGGCAACAGGCTTACCAATTACTCCCAATGGTGGTGACATCATCGTGACGTGGGACAACGGTACTAACAAAATCTTTAAAGTTTAATCAAACGGGTGGGATATGGAAAATAACCCCAAACCACCTACGCAATCAGTAGGTGTTGATGGATTTAAAGCTGACTTATACGCAAATGATGAACCAATCATTGACTGGCAAAAACTAATCCATTTACCAAAATTTCAGATGTTTGTCATCGAGCAATCCAGAATGTCTGTAAGCAATGTTATGGAATGGATCATTGGTTATGTACAAGATCGCTGTTATGAATCACCCAAAGACTTCTTTGAGCAATATGAAGAGTGGCATAGATCGAAAGGTTACTGGGGGAATGAAGATTTATACGGTAACCTTTTGGTAGGTACTTAAAATGTCGAATTTAGTTAAACATTATCAAAATAGCATGAAGGGGATTCCACAGCTTACCAATACCTGGGGAAGCATGATCACTCTTTTAGATAAGATTTTGGTGGAGGGTTTTAACTTTGTATCAATTTTATCTATTACGAAATCAACACCGGATGCAATTACAGCAACGATTAACCTTGGCGCAGGACACGGCTTTATTGATCGTCAAGTTGTAAGAATTGATGGTGCGACAAACGGATGGAATGGAGATTTCAAGGTACTGTCTGCAAATACTGATAGTGTTTTTATTGAGTGCTTAGCATCACATCCCCAGACGGTTGCTGGAACCGCAAGATGCTCTACTGCACCACTTGATTTTGAGATTGTGTTCGATACACCGAGTGACAGTACACAACCAAAGCGAGCATACAGATCAACAAATCCTGAATCATTGGGTTTGATATTGCTTGTACATGACTTTTGTGTAAGCGGTGCTGCGGTAAACGGTACTAAGTTCGCAAAAGTTGGTGTAGTTTCAGCTATGAGTGATATTGATAATATCACTGGTGTGCAAATGCCATTTGATGCTCAAAACTCAAATGCTAATTGGGGGTGGGATGGCACATATCATGGTTGGACAAAGTGGTATTACAGAACTTACAACAACGGTAACGGAGGTTCTAGTCCTGATTCTACGAGCGCTCTAGCGGGAAACTCAACGTACAATATTGTTGGTGACGGCAAAAGTATTGTTCTCGATACTATGCATTCAAGTTTCGGTGCACATGCAGTTTATGGATTTTGTGAGTTTTATGATCAAAAATTAAAAAGTGTTAATTTAGCTCTTTTGGCATCAGGTTCCCAGTTAAAGGTGCCTCAAGCTTATCAATACTTTTATTCTTGGGCGCGAGGTAGCTATCATTTGTGTAACGAAGCTGGTTCTGAATCGGTTTCGGGAGCGGGATTAAAATTAAATGCATTGATTTGGTTTGATGAGAATGGAGTAGCCAAATGGAGTCGAGCAGGTAGAAATTTCACATTCGGAACTTTAGATGAGTCACAGCAATTTGCACTTGTTAATTTTGATTTCATTTCTACATTGCCTATTTTAGATGTAAATAATTCACCGAGAGGGGTTTTGCCTTTTTTGCGTATCTCAGCAAATCAAAAAACTGAAATCTCATATTCCACAGGTGTGGGGAAATATGTGAATAAATATACTGCTGGCGAAGCACGAAAATTTGTTAAGTATACGGTTCTTCTGGAGTCATTGTGATGCTTGATTGCAAGATAAGTTTATTGATCACAACACAGTCAAAACAAACAGTTGTTGCTGGCAGAACCATAGAGAGAGGAACCCCTGTTTCAAGACAAGTTCGTGTATATGGCAGATCAAACGGGGCTTTGTTAGGTTCAACTTATAGTAATAAAAGTGGGGATTATAAATTTTACTTACCACTTGATATTGCTTATACGATTGTTTCTATAGACTTAAATAGACAATTCAATGCAGTCATTCAAGATAATGTTGTGCCCAAATGATTGCATTATTACTGTAGTGAGGTGTCCGTGTGTCAAGTTATACGCCACCTGAACCAAACAATGTTGTATTAGATTTTTCAGGGGAAAGCTACACACCACCTGAATCAAATAATGTTGTCTTAAATTTTGGTGAAGATTCAAGCAAAACCCAATATGTCACCTCTATTGGAATAGATGCAACACTTTTTGGCGATATAAAAGTTGTTGCTGAAAAATCAAGTATCTATCCGCAAAGTTTCGTTGCCTCTTTCTACGGCTATCCTAAAGTTGTTAAATCAAGTTTCATAACATCTATTGGTTTTAATGCTTTAAGTGTTGGCAGTAATGTAGTTGTAAAAAATAAGAATCAAAATGTAAGACCTGTTGGATCGAACAATAATAGCTTTGGGCGACAGGTTATTTATAACTTAAAACAGTTTATTGTTTTAAAAGGTTTTTACGCAACTCTATTTGAACAGCCTTTTCTATGGGGGGGTGTCAAATATGTAGAGCTTTATGGAATTAATCAGTCGGTCGTTTCAAAACCGACTGTCATCAACACAACAGCGAATCAGGAAATTAAGATTTCAGGTGAAATCTTTACTCGATTTGGTTCTTTACATGTCTCACCTCGAACAATATTCCCTCATGGTGTTTTTGGTACCAATATTGGTATTGCGAATGTTCAATTTCCACCTAGACCGAATGGATTTGAATCATCAACTTATGGAACACCTTGGGTTTCACGTAGCCCACGTCTATACAATGCTTTAGGCTTTGAATCTTTTATCTCAGGCTATGGAAAAGTATTTGATCCAACACAAAAAATCGGAGTGACTGGTGTAAACACCGTGATCGCTGGTGGGGTATTTGGCGATATTCGTGTACGAAATGCGCGTAGATTCATTAACAGTATTGGCTTTAATGCGTATGAAGCAGGTAATTGGTCTAATGTTTTAAGCAATCGTAGAGAGGTGGTTTTATCAGGTAGTAAACATACACTTTTTGGTGAAGGGGGTGTTAGGAATAAAACACCATCATTTACGCCTTTGTCAGTAGATCACATGTTGTTTGGACAACAACATATTGCCTATGCGATTCGTAAATTAGCAGTATCAGGGTTTAGTCTAAATCTGTTTGGTCGAGCTGTACTGACTAAAACACCTTCATTTGCACCAGTAGGTATTCAGTCGCCGTTAATACCATCACCAATAATAGGTGATGCGGTACGCCATCTTTATCAAGAAAGCTCAGCAAGCTTTAAATCCGGTCAACCTACAATATGGTTTAGATACAGATCATTAAAATTTGATGGTTTTGAATCACTATTATTGGATTCCCCAAAATTAGAACATCGTAATCGAACATTAAATATCAATGGTTTTGATGCATCAGCATATTCATCTTATGCTTGGGTCTCATATAAATTAAGACGTATAGAAGTACTATCAATCCAAAAAGCTAATTATGCATCTAATCATCAGGTAGGACGACATCAAAAAGTATGGCCAGATGGTTTTGACGCAAGTAAGTTTGGTTTAAGGATCATTCCTGAATCTAAAAGTATTTATCAAATCAATGCGCAGCCTGAAACGTTGTTTGGTGCTGATAAGGTTGAACTGTCTAAACGATTATTAAAGCCTGTTTCTTTTGGAGCAATGGTTGGTCTATCAGGTGATGCAGTAGGTCGTTTAGTTGTTTGGAATAAGCGTCAATATATTCAGCAATATTTCATTGCTGATAGTGAACTTGTGCCACCAAAACAAGATGGCTGGTTATTGGTTGAAAATAAAAATAGGAAGATGCATACCAGCGGAAATACCCACACTCGGTATGGCTATACCCAAATTGATAACAAGGCTAAACAGATTATAACTAAAGGCATTGTACCTTTGGAGCAATCCAAAGGAATGATCAGTGAGCGTATTCGAAAAATTAAGCTTGAATCAATTGACCCACCCTTATTTTCAAAATGGTCAGTGGTATGGATTAATGCCAGTGTTATAAAACCGATTGGAGACAACCATTCAATCTTTGGTCAGTCTAAGATCGTAAATACAAGAAGATATTATCCTTATGTGGGTGCTTTTGATTCATCGCAATTTGGTGTTGGGATGGTGGCGCTTAAAATAAGACACGTATCTTTTGAACATCGTTATACGATTGCACCTATATATTTACCCTTACCTAAGGTTGAGCTACATACAAATTATATCGATCCTCTTGATGTTGATATGTCGAGCTATGGTGTACCTGAATTGGTCATACATCGAAACATCATCACACCAAGATGGACGCATAGGGATATTTTTGGTTTAGAAGCGAAGATTTGGAATTTAACGCCTGAATTAAAACAGAGTGGACGAGATTCAAGTGAATTTGGTGTAGCAAAAGTGAGATTGCAATGGGAGCGATATAGCTTAGATGGGTATGTTGCATCTGTATTTGGTAAAACAGATATTGCTTTCAGAGATCGTTCTTTTAGTGTCACAGGGTTTACACAATATGGTTCAGGCAGGCATGTTGTCACCAAGACAGGCGCACCTCCGTATTCAAAACAATATATTTATTTGAATGGTCAATTGAATTCCTATGATGAATTTGATCCTGAAAAAGGCAATGGTATTAAACCGCCTAATCCACAAGTTTCAAATCCATCATTAAAGACGAATGTGGTTTTTCCTGAAAGTTTTGTCGGCACTGTATTCGGACGCTTATCCGCGCAATCGAATGGTATTTTAGTGAGACCTGGGCTACAAGAACTCACAGTTTCAGAGCCGACGGTTAGTTTATCTAAACGGACAATTTCTCCTGAATCAATCAAAAGTACGACTGTTGTTGGCAAACCTAGATTATCACCATGGACCATTTATGCAGTCGTTGAAGCACCAAAACAAGCCAAAGACAATTATGAGTCTAGAGATTTGCATTATGTGCAAAGTTTTGAAGCCTTTGGCAATACGTTGATCCAAAATAAACACAGAAAAATCAATATCGTTGATTATTATGATGTTCGCTATATGACACGTATGGGATCGCCCAATATTCTTCTGAGAAAGCAATATGTGCAACCGAGAGGGTTTTTAGCACAACGTCATGGTGTCCATGTATTTGGACCATATGATTTGGAGTTGAAGGTTTTTGAAAGTTCTTTTACTGAATTATGGGGTCGCCCATCTGTCAAATTTCCATTTGATGGCAATACCGATCAATTTATTCGTCCGTATGGCGTAAATAGTAGCGCAATCAATAAACCTGTAATCGATTATAGAAACCGACTGGTTCGTCCAGTTGCATTTGACGCACAAGCATTAGGATATTCTCGTCGTCCTGATACGCCTTATATGTGGCAGTCATTGCGTGTGGGGGAATTGGTACTGGGGCAATATGGTGGGTTTGATGTTTCGAGATTTGGTCAAACATCTATTTCGCTTAGGGTTAGAGAGCTTCAAGTTAAAGGCTTCGATTCTTATGATGATAGTTTTGAGATGGGTGGGTTTAGCCAGAAGTTGATCGTTAAACTGGCTCCTAAGCCGACGATTCCAATTCAATTGAAAGCTGTAGGGTTTGTATCAACAAGCTTTGGAGTGCCTAATATAAAACCTGCAGCACATTATATTCGTCCAGATGGTAATGCTGATCAGTTTAGGAAAGGGGCTTTTTAATGACAGCTTTAAAATTATTCCCGATTGCAGGCATGAATAATGTGGTTGCAGATGATGGATTACAACAAAGTGGTGATTCACCTAAATTATATTTACGTGATGCAGTGAATCTTGATATTACGGATACTGGTCGGCTTAAATTACGACAAGGCTCTAAGCAAGTTTCACCTTTGAGTTTCAGGAATATTTGGCAAAGTCCTTTGCATCATGATGTTTTTGCCACATTGGATACAGAGTTCGTTAAATTAGATGCACAAACATGGCAACCTGAGGTGTTAGGGAAAATTGGTCATATTCAATTCTGTTATGAGGTAGTCAATAATCTTGTTTATATTGCAAGTGAATTAGGTCTGTGGGCATATGATGGAAAAGCTATTCATCCATTAACCATTGATACACCTGCAATGCCAATGTTAACAATGCAAAACAGTGGTGGTTCGTTAAAAAGTGGAACTTACAGTGTGGCAATTTCATGGCTACGTGATCAACAAGAATCAGCTTTATCACAAGTTGCATCGGATCAAATAGAACTTGCGTCAAGTGGTAATCTTGATGATCAAACGTTTGCCAGTATTCAAATAAATTTACCGTACTGTTTTGATGAATCTGTAACGCATGTACGAATTTATGTGACTGATCGAAATGGGGGGAATTGTTATTTCATTCTGATCATCCAATTGGTACCAGTTCTATTAGCTTGAGCAACTTGGACTTGGGAATGACAGCGCGATTTAAAGGTTTATCGCCCATGCCTACAGGTCGATATATGAAATATTGGCAAGGACGATTACTTACAGCTGATAAAAATATACTCAGGTTTTCTGAGCCAATGGCATATCACCTACATAATGAAAAGTTTGGCTTTGTGGTGATGCCTCAGCGTATTACTTTCATTCTGCCAGTCGATGGTGGTATTTGGGTGGGTCAAGTCACACATGTTGTTTTCCTGACTGGTGCCAAGCCAACAGATATGACATTTCAATCTAAAACATCTCATGCACCAATAGCTGCTAGTGCAATTGAAATTGATAATAATGATATTGGCTCGGATATATCCCAAGGTGGCAATACAACGGCATTATGGTTGGCTGAGAATGGATATGTTTTAGGCACATCGAGTGGGCAAATCATTGAGTTACAGGCTGGCGTATTGCAGGGAATTACAGCAAAGTCGGGCAGGTCTGTAAGGCTAGGGCGTAGAGTCACAACCATTGTAACGTGATGCCATTGTTTACTGACATGGTATCTAATGATGAACATAGAAGATTTAAAAAGCGATTTACAAGCCAATAATTATGAGATGACCAAGCAAGGTATCTATTTTCCTGAACAAGGAATTATGGCGCAAGGTGAATATTTTGATCGTGTGAATGGCGGTGAATGGCAAGCCACGCATAACCTTGTGGTCAATGAAGGTCTTGCACATTTACTCAATGTTGCAATGGGTACAACTGCGAAACCTGCAGGTTACTATCTTGCTTTATTTAGTGGTGCAACAGCACCAGCTGCCAATTGGACAGCAGCAAACTTTGCATCAGTTGCAGCTGAAATTGTAAGTATGACTGAGGGTTATACATCTGCAACACGTCCACAATGGACACCACAAAATACATCAACCAATTCGATTGATAACTTCAATGCTGTTGCTAAAGTAACGATTGCAACTACATCACAATTGACTGTGACGGGTGCGGCAATGCTGACCAACAGTACCAAAGGTGGAACAACTGGCACCTTGATTTCAGCATCAAAATACACCGCAGCACGTGTATTCCAAGATGGTGATGAATATGAAATTGGGTATCGTCTGAGCTTTACAGCAGCGTAAAAATGCACAGTCCACGTCCTTATGGGCTTTTGGTGGTTAATGGACAACTCTCTGATTCAGATCGCTTGTTCATTGATCATCAACTTAAAAAATTAAGTAATCAAAAAGCCACCTCAAACTTAGACAGTATAAGACAAGTCAAAGATTAGAGATGGATCCGTAAATTTGAACAACTCCTATAAGTGATATTCTGCTCCTCAAATGATGTTATAAACATCAATATATGGAGTATTTTATGGCACGTAGACCAAGAAGAAATCATTCAAATGATTTTAAAGCTAAGGTAGCACTTGCTGCGATTAAAGCAGAAAAAACACTTGCTGAATTGAGTGCTGAATTTGATGTTCATCAAAACCAAATTATCGACTGGAAAAATCAACTGATTTCAGCTTCCTCGCAAGCTTTCGATCAATCAAAAGCTCCAACAGAACCACCCATCGATCTAAAAAAACTACATGCAAAAATCGGTGAGCAGGCATTAGAAATTGATTTTTTAGAAGGTGTGTTGAAGAAACTGGGCCGCTTCAACCACAAAAGTTAATCGATGACTCACTTCAGATTTCAGTATCTAAGCAAGCTCAGCTGCTGAAAGTCTCCCGTGGTTGTTATTACTATCGCCCAAAACCTGTGAGTGCATCAGATCTGAAGCTGATGCGCTGTATTGATGAATTACATATGCAATACCCTTTTGCAGGTAGCCGTATGATGCGTGATTTGTTGAATCGTCAAGGACATCATATAGGACGACGTCATACACGTACTTTAATGAAGAAAATGGGCATTAATGCGTTATATTGCAAACCAAATTTAAGCCAGGCTAATCAAGCTCACCGTAAATATCCATATCTGCTCAAAGGGTTGGCTATTCAGCGCAGTAATCAAGTGTGGTCTACGGATATAACGTATATCCCTATGGCAAAAGGCTTTGTTTATTTATGTGCTGTGATTGATTGGCATAGCCGCAAGGTACTTGCGCATAGGGTATCGATTAGTATGGAGGTGGATTTTTGTATTTCGGCTTTAAATGAAGCGATTGAAAAATATGGTCGACCTGAAATATTTAATACAGACCAAGGCAGCCAGTTTACCAGTGATGCATTTATTGATGTATTGAAATCAAATGGCATTCAAATCAGTATGGATGGTAAAGGTCGATGGGTAGATAATGTGATGGTTGAACGATTATGGCGGAGCGTTAAATATGAAGAGGTGTATCTCAAAGCTTATAGCAGTGTCACAGATGCGAAAAAGCAATTAAGTGCATATTTTGAGTTTTATAATTTGAAACGACCTCATTCGAGTCTAGACAAAATGACACCAAATGAGTTTTACTATGATCAGCTACCCCAACAAAACAAGGTGGCTTAACTAGAGCGGAATATCACTTATAAATACGCTTTTAGTTGTTCAAACAAGTGGGACCACCTCTGATTTGCCTGATGGTGGTTATGTCATATTGCAAGACATGGCTGGGATTCTTAAAGCCATCGCCCATAAAGAACTTGATCCATATGCATTTGAACATGATGGCTTGGCAAAACTGTATGTGCCAATGCTGTTTAGTGGTGTAATTACTAAAGCAAGAGTGTTACCGAATGAAGGTGTGGGCATAAAACTAACTGAGCAATGTCGTCAGCGTTTAAGTGATTATAAAAATAATGATTTACCCAATAAAAATTTAAAGTTACAACGGTTCACAATTGAACCCAATATGTCAGTTGTTCCTGAGTTTTATCCGAAATCCGCCATGATCAGTGACATTGTAACAACACAATATAGTCAACAACGCCCAACATGGTATAGCGGTGCGATGGCCGAGGTCATGCAAATTGTAGGTGGATATGGGAAATTAAACCTCAAAGATTTACCTGATAAAACTTATGATCAGAAACAATTTAATATACCGCCAGAGTACATAGACCAAATCTCAGAAGAACTTTATGGTGTTCGTTTACCTGGATACAGTGGTATTCCATCAATAGATGGTGAGTTTCAATATAATTATAAGTTTAATCAAACACATGGGGTAACTTTTGATAGCTCAAATAAACCTTGGCTGACTCGTATAAGTTCGAGTGGCATTTATGCAATGCCCTTGCCTTTAATTCCAACCACAACAACAGAAGCCTTTAGAGCATATATTGAGCAGGTTGGTGATCAAGAAATTTTAAATATACTTGATCGGTTTGGTGGTATGCCAAGTGGTGAAGCATTTCCTAAAGGGAGCGGGTTTGAATCTTGGCGTAGAGCAGGTGTCATCATTAAGGTAGGTGATACGTCTGATTTTTATTCCAATACTGCATACAGCATGGTATGTGGGTGGAGTTTTAACCTGAATGGTACAGAGGGTTTTAACACTTGCTATAACTATGATGAAGATGGGATAGCCGTTGGTAAGGCTTATAAATTAAAACTGAGTTTTGGTAGTGCAAAGGATGATGGTTGGTTAAAAGCAATTGATGTTAAAGAAGAATACCGCACAGCAATTTCTAAATATCTGAGTAAGTTATTCGCACTATTGGGTAAGGATGATAAGTCCAATGCGATTTTGTACAAGTTACGTCGTGTTCCGCAAGAAGATATTTATCAGCAGGCATTGACGAGTTTATATAATCCATTGGGTGTAACTTCGACTGACGTTGATTATTGGGATAATTTAGAGCTTGATCCAATTGCTGTTTTATCAGGTCATGTCAGTCGAGTGGGTCAAGGCTATCTGTTTCCATCGGGTGCAGAAATTAAATTTCCATCTGTTGAAATGCAAGGCTGTATTTCATTCGATTTTTCTGTTTTGGATAAATCCAAAATTCCAGCAGGTATGATTGTTCGTTGTGACACGATTATGTATGGGTATTACATTGGAGATAGCTTGAAAGTCGTCAAGTATTTCCTTGATCAAAGAAAATATACCTCAGATGTAGAAAACGACTTTGAAGAATGCATGACTGTCGGATCATGGACTGAAACTGCTTATGAGGGGCAAATATCTGTTTGGGGAAATTTCTACACCACTGACTTTGATCTTCGTAATGAATTTGCACCAACGCAAATAGTTACCAAAATAAAAGGGGAGGATCGAGGTTTTGATTCCAAACCTGTATTTTCTTTTGATGATTTTTTCTCCCAAGTGGGTTCAATTTGGAGGAATCGTTATTTCACTCACAAAACAGAATCTACAAAAAGTGAGAATCGTTCATTGGCGATCGCAGTTTGTATTCCCTTTTTGTGTAGAAATGCATCGCTATATGCTGTTTCAGAATATATATCAGGTATTTATAAAACTGAAGGGTTGAGCCTTCATTCTGTACGTGATCCGAACTCTTACCGTTATTTCACTTATGATTTTGTTTGGGCATGGAAAGGTGGTTCTGTTGCAGGAAATATGTACACAGCGAACAAAGCTGAACCCTATCCTAAAGATGGTAACCCCGTATGGGTCATGGGTTATAACTATGATCCAGGTGGTTGTTCTGACTTTGCTGATCAAGGAGATTGGTTGAATGGATTGCCATATGACATCACTTGGCTTGTACATCCAGATAAGCACACTTGGCAGCATTCTGGCGGTGGTGGTGCTCCAAAGGTACAAACCTATTCAAAAAGTTGGCGTGAAAATGGAAAAACCACAGGGAATATTTATATCACGATTGATGAAGTCCCTAGAAAAATAGATGTAATCCCTGCGACTACGTATTTTTTACCTTCACCAGATCAATATGTTGGTGTCTTTTACAGAGATGCCTGTAGGGTTGTCTTTGGTGATAGTGAATATGCCAACATATCTGAAATAGACCAGTATAACCGTCGATACAAATGGGGTTATACAAGTTTAGTTGATAATAGGTCTGCATATCATTTTATTGGAGTAATTAACGAATGACTTTATATCGAGATGATATTCAGGAAACGATTGCATACTCCAATAATACGATAGGTAAATCTAAAGCTGTCACTGAAGAGTTAATCAGAATCCGAGAGGATTCACTGTATCGTTTGAAGGTACTGAGTGCTGATAAAGTTTTTGTTTTGGATCAATTTGTAGACTCTGCTATTTATCCAGTCCGCGATGCTGTGAAGGTATTTGATGAGTTTACAGGTCGTAAGCGCCATAAAGATTTCATTACTGATCAAATCGTTGTTTCAGATCAATTCAAAACACGCTTACGTGCAAAGTCTTTAATTCAAGATGAGATTAGCTCAACTACAACGCAAACAGATAAACTTCGTAATTTAAATATCGAACAGGTGCGGATAGGCGAGCAAGTTCATCATAAAAAATATAGCGTCACTCAATTAAATGAAGTTTTAAAAGTGAAAGGAAACTTTAAGGCTATTGCACGCTTTAAAGATTCGATTCAGGAATATTTCAATATTGTAGATTCTCAATCAAATCTAAAATTAAGAGCATATACACACGAAAGCATTGTTTATCACGAAAATTATCAACATAAAAAGTTAGCACACTCAGTTATCTCAGAAACAGTAAAAGCTCAAGGCAGTTGTGTTGCCCGATATTCTGATTTTGTTGTGGATCATATTGGATATTCAGAACAATATCATCAGCGTATAACAACAAAACAACGTGTCATTGATACCATTCGTATTGTTGAAACATCACAACAACAACGTAAGTCAAAACAAATCATTCATGAGAACTTGATCTCATCAGATATAAATCAAGGCAAACATATTGCCAAGCAATTAATTACTGACCTTGTTTTTATTGAAGATGATCATGCAAAAGAAAAGCAATATGGGTCTGCATGGACGGCAAATGTTGATACATGGGCTATGAGCCGTTATCAGGATTATGGTTTTAGCGAATTAGTTGTCATTGATGGTGTGCTCTATGGCGTTGCTGAAGATGGGGTGTATCAACTGGATGCTAAAGAGCTCATTGAAGCAAAATTAGCCACAGGACAATTGGATTTGGGGCAGGGACAGTTAGTTCATCCACTGGGTGCTTATCTTGAATATGAACTATCTGGAAATTCCAGAAAGTTGGAAGTTGGTGTGAGCACGACGCAAAGTGGCACAAAGCAGACCTATTATTATTTATTGCCTACAGAGAAAGCAGATTACTTAACCAATGGCCGTGTTTTATTTGGGCGTGGTTTACGTGGTCGACACTTTGCATTTGAAATCAAAATATCGGGTGAACATGGTTATATCAATGATTTGAATATTGATATTACAAGTACCAAACGGAGAGTTTAAGATGACAGTTACAGTCCCTCAAATTGATATTGTGACAAAAGAAGTCACTGAAAAACTCGATTATTTTGAGCGTAAAGTGAATGGGTATGCAAGTGATGTATCTCAAGCTTTGGGTAATCTCACCGAAATCTCTGTTGCAGATATTACACCTCCATCTAATTTAGCAAAGCCAAGTGAATCAGGTTTTGGAGCCACTTAAAGGTTTAACTGCACCTGAATTGAATATTGAGCGTCCTGTACCGCCTGTTATCGATCTTGATATTCAGCAGCCTAAAGAAATGGTGAGCCCTGAGTTTTCAGGTTTAAATATTGATATTCCTGAGGCGCCTATTTTTTCAGAGGATTTATCTACACCTGATTTTATTGCTGCGTCAACAATCCCTGAATTTGATACAGCAATTAGCTTACCTACAGCACCAACTTTTGATGTGCAAAATTTTGATGCAGGTACCTTACCAGACAAAATAAATTTAAATGACTTAATCAAAGATATAGATTTAAGCGATCTGGAATTACCTGCAACACCAGAAGCACCAATTTTAAATCTACCTACTGCACCAAGCATGGATGTCATCTCAGTTCCATTACGACCTGAAATAAACGATGACATTGAAATGCCTAGTGCACCAAGCATTGTGATTCCAGAAATGGAAGTGATGGAGAAAATTGAACTTCCTAATTTCAAATATGAAGAAATTCCTGTATTTGAGGGGAAACCACCTGAATTTAATATTACGATCCCTGACAATATCGATGCTTTGATTTCTGAAGCGAGCACGGTTGTAAAGCAAGATTATTATGCTTTCAATACTGAGAGTGCGATTAAGCCTTTGGTGTTGGAAATCCGTGCATGGTTAGATGGAAGTCATGCAGGACTTGGTTTACCTGCTGCAGTTGAGCAATCGTTATTTAATCGGGCTAGAGAACGTACCAGTCGAGAAACTGAACGAGCCGTACAAGAAGCTGTTACCGAGTGGGCAAGTCGTGGTTTTTCAATGCCACAAGGGATGTTGGCAAAACAGGTTAGCGACATTCGTGATCAAGGCAAACTTGCGATTGCGGATCTAAACCGTGACATTTTAATTCAGTCTTTTGATAAACAACTTGAGCATATCCGTTTCCTGACTGAGCAAGGTATGGCTTTGGAAAAAATGAAGCAAGACATGTGGCTTGCTTATGTTTCAAATACAATGGAACTGGTTAAGTTTCAAATTGATAGTAAAATCAGTGTACTAAATGCACAGATTAGTATTTTTAATGCGCAAAATTCTGCATTTGAAAGTCTAATAAGTGTTTATAAAACCAAGATCGAAGCAACTATTTCACGCATTTCAGCTTACAAGGCAATGCTTGATGCACAGGCAGTTATTGGGCAACTCAACCAACAAAAAGTTGATGTTTTTAAAGCTAAAATTGAAGCGGTTATGACCAATGTTGAGGTATATAAAGCATTGGTTCAAGGTGCGACTGCACGAGCTGGATTGATTGCGACTAAATTTGATGCATATAAATCAGAGGTTCAAGCATATTCTGAACAGATTGGAGCTGAAAAGCTTAAAGTCGAAGCATATGATTCCCAAATTAAGGCTGAAACTTCCAAGGCATCCATGTATGAATCGCTTGCTCGTATGTATGCAGCAACTGTAGATGGCGTATCTGCTAAAGCCAATGTTAAATCTAAACAGATTGAACTCAACCTCGAAGCTGCACGTGTGAAAATATCTGAATATCAAGCAAATATTGAAGCGTACAAGGCGGAAATTGATGCAAAAATGGGTGTTGTTCAAAGTAATACATCAGCATTTAATTCACAAGTAGAGTTATTTAAAGCACAAGCCGACGTTGAAACATCCAGAGTAAATACTCAAGCAAGCGTTATTGACTCAATATCACGGACTAAAATCTCATTTGCAGATGCACAAGCCAAGTTTGCTGAAATGCGTATGCGTGTTGGTATTGCCAATAGTGAGTCATTGGCTAGGTTTGCTGATATGAAATCACGTACAGCGATTGCGGTATCAGAAGCACACTCACGTTATGCAGACCTAAGTTTAAGAACGACGATTGCGAATGCAGATGTTTATAACCGTTATATTGAATCTAAGTCACGAGTTTCTATTTCAAATGCTGAGATGCAAGCACGTTATGCTGATATGAACAGCCGAACTAATATTGCATTTGCAGAAACTCAGTCACGATATAATGACATGCTACTTCGTACTCAGATTGCAAATGCTGAAACGAAAGCAAGGTACGCAGATATGAATGTTCGTACCAATATTGCATTTTCAGAAATGCAGTTAAAAGAGCATGAAGCCAAGATGCAAAATGCGATACAAAAAGCACAGCTTGCATTAGAAGCAGCCAAAGCAGTGGGGCAGTTTTCATCTCAATTGGCTGCAGGTGCAATGTCGGCGATGCATGTATCTGCTGGTATCAGTGCTGGGGCTTCGATTGGTGGTAGTGTTTCTGAAAGTACCAGCACAAGTCACAATTACTCGTACTAACCCTGTAAGCTACTGCTAAGATTGATTTAAGATTTAATTATGAATAGTTTGTATCTAGTCTAAAATCATTCTAATAACTGTAGCTTAATTGAATTTATTAAGTTAAATTCGTATTTATTTTATTATGTTACATATCTATGTCGTTAACTTATATTTTAAATCAAGTTACAAATAATGTTTTTGAAAATAACTTACAAGAAATCTCGACTTGTTTAGAGTTAGATACAGGTATACAGAGGTGGTCCCACTTGTTTGAACAACTAAAAGCGTATTTATAAGTGATATTCCGCTCTAGTTAAGCCACCTTGTTTTGTTGGGGTAGCTGATCATAGTAAAACTCATTTGGTGTCATTTTGTCTAGACTCGAATGAGGTCGTTTCAAATTATAAAACTCAAAATATGCACTTAATTGCTTTTTCGCATCTGTGACACTGCTATAAGCTTTGAGATACACCTCTTCATATTTAACGCTCCGCCATAATCGTTCAACCATCACATTATCTACCCATCGACCTTTACCATCCATACTGATTTGAATGCCATTTGATTTCAATACATCAATAAATGCATCACTGGTAAACTGGCTGCCTTGGTCTGTATTAAATATTTCAGGTCGACCATATTTTTCAATCGCTTCATTTAAAGCCGAAATACAAAAATCCACCTCCATACTAATCGATACCCTATGCGCAAGTACCTTGCGGCTATGCCAATCAATCACAGCACATAAATAAACAAAGCCTTTTGCCATAGGGATATACGTTATATCCGTAGACCACACTTGATTACTGCGCTGAATAGCCAACCCTTTGAGCAGATATGGATATTTACGGTGAGCTTGATTAGCCTGGCTTAAATTTGGTTTGCAATATAACGCATTAATGCCCATTTTCTTCATTAAAGTACGTGTATGACGTCGTCCTATATGATGTCCTTGACGATTCAACAAATCACGCATCATACGGCTACCTGCAAAAGGGTATTGCATATGTAATTCATCAATACAGCGCATCAGCTTCAGATCTGATGCACTCACAGGTTTTGGGCGATAGTAATAACAACCACGGGAGACTTTCAGCAGCTGAGCTTGCTTAGATACTGAAATCTGAAGTGAGTCATCGATTAACTTTTGTGGTTGAAGCGGCCCAGTTTCTTCAACACACCTTCTAAAAAATCAATTTCTAATGCCTGCTCACCGATTTTTGCATGTAGTTTTTTTAGATCGATGGGTGGTTCTGTTGGAGCTTTTGATTGATCGAAAGCTTGCGAGGAAGCTGAAATCAGTTGATTTTTCCAGTCGATAATTTGGTTTTGATGAACATCAAATTCAGCACTCAATTCAGCAAGTGTTTTTTCTGCTTTAATCGCAGCAAGTGCTACCTTAGCTTTAAAATCATTTGAATGATTTCTTCTTGGTCTACGTGCCATAAAATACTCCATATATTGATGTTTATAACATCATTTGAGGAGCAGAATATCACTTATAGGAGTTGTTCAAATTTACGGATCCATCTCTATACCAACTGATGTATTAACAATTGTTGCGCCAATTTTTAATGGTTTAGAAAATTTTGTTAAAGGTGCAGTTGAATCAATTGATAACAAGCAACAACAATTGGCTGTTATTTTGGATACTGGAGGGGGTGTTGTAGAGGTTGTTGAAAGAATGGTGAATATTATTCGTCATCATTATTCTCATATTACCTTTATTGTTCCTGATAGAGCTATGTCAGCTGGGACTATATTTGTCATGTCAGGTGATAGAATTCTTATGAGCTATTATTCTGTTCTAGGTCCTATTGATCCTCAGTTAGAAAAAGATGGGAAAATGATCCCAGTTTTAGCTTATTTAGATCAATATGAAAAATTAAAATTAGCTTCAACCAATGGGACCTTAACAACGGCAGATATTGTCTTACTTGAAAAACTTGATTTAGCTGAACTTCAATGGTTTGAACAAGCTAAAGAATTGTCTATTGATTTACTTAAGCAGTGGCTTTCAACTTATAAATTTAAAAACTGGACAAATCATAAAACTTCAGGTGATATAGTTACCATAGAAGAAAAAGAGGAAAGAGCTGTTGAAGTTGCAACACAATTATGCAATAACAGAATATGGCATTCACATGGACGAGGTCTATCCAAAGATGTCTTAACAAATCAACTAAAATTATTAATTGATGATATTGATACAATAAACAATCTAGGTGATCATCTCTCAAATTATTTTTCTAATTTAAGAGATTATATGGCAAAAGAAGAAAAGCACATTTTTATTCACTGCAGGGGCTATATGATATGATAAATAAATTCGAAAATTTATATTTAAATAATCAATATGTTGATCAAATGCTTATCCAGTCATTAGAGGGTATTACTCCAAAGAAGTTACGAGATCAACAAGCACCTAAAAAGTCATCAGGTTTTGTGATTAATCACCCACTTGAAAGTATGATGTTTCGTGAAATGATTAAAGAAACGGGAAGAAAACCTAATGCTGAATTTATCAATAAATTAACAAACTATATAAAATATTAAGAGTAATAAAAAAACCACTTTTAAGTGGTTTTTTTATTACTCCCCTATAAGGCTAACGTTTACAATCTATATTGATCAACCATACATGATATTTATATGGGATAAACATCATGTACGGCTTAAAAAAACGCTCAAAAGATGAAAGTGGACTGATTCAAGGTGCAGGTACGGGCACTTCTGATGATGTTAAAAAAAATGTTCCAGCAGGTAGTTATATTATGCCTGCTGATTCTACTCAGCAGATTGGTACCAATAATTTAAAAAATATGGGGAATCCCACGCCAGTCAATCTCAGTAACGGTGAGTTCCAAATGTCACCTGACCAAGTTCATTCGGTGGGTGTGCAAGCACTTGATGCTATGAAAGATCAGACTCATACACCAGTAGATCAACCTCAATTGGGTTTTAAGCCTGGACAAAAACCTGAGATGTATTTTGCGAATGGTGGAGAAGTAGGTAACGAATGGCTAAAGCAAAAAGCTGCACCACAAACTTTTGCTGAGAATATGTCACGTTATACATCCAACAAATCTATCGCTGATATAAGTAAATCATCAACATTACAAACCGGGCAAGCAATATCAACTCAACCTAAATCTATTGTTTCACAATCAAGACCACAAATTCCTACAAATCAAGCACAGCCATCAACTCCTCAAACATCGGGTTTTGGTGCTTTTGCTAAGAATATGATTGCACCCGAACATGATGACGGCTCGTGGAATGCTGTTGGCGGGTTAATGAATACTGCAACAGGATTAGGTAAAGCTGGAGTTGGTGCAGCAGGCGGTTTGATGGGTGGCTTAGCAGAAGGTGTAAGAGGTTTAGCCAGTTGGGTGGCTGATGGTGACAATTCAGATAGTGGTAATATTGTTGGTCCATCTTTAGACTTTGCTGGAGATGGATTAAAGCAAGCAAAACTCGGGATACGTCAAGCGTTTGCTCGCTCACCTAGCACACAAACAGAAACACCAACGAGCACATCTCAACCAGCTCTAACCGCAAACAAAACTGTTGCAACTGTAACACAGCCTTTAAAATCTAATGCTGTCCCATCACCTTTAGCTACTACCGATGTAAAAACTTCAGTCAATACAGCTAATACCGCTACGCAAGCACCTAAAGCTGATCCATTTAATTTAGGTTCAGCACAAACTAATACACAGCCTCAAGCAAACCCTTATGCAATCCAGCAAAAGGGCAACGCTTTTAGTTATGCAAACCCTAATGCAGCAGCTCAAGCGCGAGCAAATGGCGTACCTGAACTTCAAAGTTCAGGTGTACAAAAAGGTGTTGGCGTTCAGGGCATTAAGGACTTTATGGCTAGAACGCCTGAAATGAATCTGGGCATGCAGGGTTATGGAAATATTGAACGACGAGCACAGATACCACAACGAACAGTAGAACAAGAAGCTGAACGTCAAGAAATCATACGCGCAGCAAGCACCCCTATTAAAGGTGCAAGGGGGCTAACCGCCAACCAAATTCGTACTTTGTCTGATATGAATCAAGGTGATGCGAACCGTGCAAATGATGTTTATAAAACTGATGCTAATAATGATGCAACAATTCAGCGTGAAGCAATGGGGCAGTCTGCACAAAACTACCGCGCTGAATTGGGTGAACAGGGTGCAAATAGTCGTTTAAATGCTAACTTGAACTTAGATGCACAGAAATTTAATGCAAGCAATGACTTAGCTAATCGTCAGTTTAGCGCAGAACAGCTCAATAATATGCCTGCACGTATGAAACAGGCGTATGAGTTGAATTTGCTTAAACAGTATGAAGCTGCTGAAACGGCTGAAGAACGACAATCTTTAACTGAAAAATTAGGGATGGTGCGAGGGCAACAAAGTCAGCAGGGTGGTAGTCGGGTGATGGCAATAAATGGTGGTGAGACTATTGATGAAAAAGGAAATATTATCAAAAATGCCGATGTTCTGATTAATAACCAAACAGGTCAGAGAATAGATAGTGCTCAATCACAAGGACTACCTCCTAATATGGTGAAACAGGTAGGTACTAGCAACGGTAAGCCAGTATATGAAGATGCTAATGGAAATAGATTCGTAAATGGTTAAATAAAAGAAAGCCACCCGAGGGTGGCTATTTTATTGCAGAATATGAAATACTTTTGCGTTAGTTGAAAAAAGCTTTAAAATGTTTATATGAGACTTAAATATTTATAGGTAGCCACATGGTCGCCCCTATACCAAAAACTAAAGCAATAGAATTACTTTTAGAGCTTTCAAGTGTTGAGCGGACACATGAGGTTCTAAGTGAATTTCGTGCGAATAGATATTTGGCTGAAATAAAAAAATTACTTGAAAGTAATGTTGATATTGCGAATCTGTGGATATGTAAAGGTTTTGTATATTCTTTATATAATCAACCACAAGCAATGTATGATGCTTTTGCAAATGCACAGAAATTAGGTGCAACAGATTCTTATTCTATGATGAATCAGTCTACTCAGTATCTTTTAAATGGATATTTTGATGAAGCAATCCATGCTATGAGTATGGGTAATGATTCCGAGGCTCAAAAGCAGATCGAAAGAATTGCTTTGGCTACATTTGCATATCATAAAATCGAACAATATGATTTACCAACTGAAATAAAAGATAAGCTTTCCAAGCGAAAATCACGTTTACATGATTTAAAAATTAATATTAATGAAGCTGAAAGTTTGATGCAGGTCTTCTTCAGTAAAATCCGAAAGCACAATGTTCGGTTTGGTTTGGTGCGTCATAGTATTTTTGATGAAGAAGAATATTATTTGCATTTTGAAGCCGTAACAAACTTGGATGTGACACAGAAGATTCTTAATGAATTTGATCAGCACATAGCGGAACATCCTGAATTTTATGATGTTAATTCTAAAATTAATGTTATTCTGACCCCTATATCATCAATTTGGCATAATTCAGCAGCGTGAAATGAGTTTTAAACCACATCAAAGATTGAGTTATGCTCAGGAATTAAGTCAATCTGAAAATTCTAGTGAATTACATTTTAGATGTGTTATTCATCAGACTTATTATGCTGCACTTAATCAGCTTCAGTATGAAATAGATAATCGGTTATTTTTTAAAGTTGATGGAGATGACCGAGTTACAAAATCTCATAAAGCCCTTATAGATGCATGTGATAACCAGATGCGGAATTTAGCAAATGGTGATAGTCGAAAAGTGCTACTTTCTACTATTGCAAATAATATGCGTAGAGCGAAAAGGATGCGTGAAACAGCTGACTATCATATAGAATCAAATGTAGATCATGTAACTGTTCAAACTACTTTGAAATTTGTTCAAGACATATTTGATTGTCTTGAAAAGTATGAATAAAGAAGCCACCCTCGGGTGGTTTTTTATTGCCCCCTCTAAGGTTAGACCATTTTATATATAAAAATCATGATAGACGCATATCTTTAGGAGTGTGTCATGTCTGAGCAAATTTTAAAGCCATTTTCAGGGCAACTAGATAATAATAAAGATCAATCAACAGCACTTAAGCCATTTGTTGGTAGCTTGGATGGAGAAAAACAACAAGAAAAAGGCTTTCTCGGTCATGCTCAAGACGCTGGCGTCTCCTTACTTAAAGGCGTAGTTGCTGTACCCGAAACTTTGGTTGGACTCGCAGATATACCTACTGGTGGTCAAGTTGGTAAATTTATAGAAGAAAATACACCCATTCAGTTCAAGCAAACTCAAGATGCACTTAATGATTTGCATACAGACCAATATAAAGAACAACAAAAACAATTCAGCGAGGCGGGGCAAAACGAAGACTCACTTGTAGGAAAAGTCATTGAAAAAGGTAAAGTCGCTTTATCTAACCCATCTATGATTTTCAATACAGTCGTTGAATCAGCTCCATCTATGTTGGCTGGTGGTGCAGTGGGTCGTGGGCTTGGTATGGCAAGCAAAGCTATTAAACCTATTGCCGCAGGTGCAATCGGCGAGGGCGCTGTCATGGCAGGGCAACAAGCTGAAAATATTCGCTATGATACAAATGATAAATTGCTTACACCTGAACAATCAGGTCTTTCAATAGCGACTGGTGCTTTGGGTTCACTATTTGGTTTGGCTGGCGGTCAAGTTGTAAGAAAATTAGGGTTTGATGACTTAGAAACTGCTATGGCTTCAGGGCATTTGAATTCACAGCTTGTAGGTGATTCAATCCAAAAAATGCCACTTTCAACCATCCCAAAATCAATTATTGGTGGTGCACTGACAGAAGGTTTACTTGAAGAATTACCGCAGTCAGTATCTGAACAACTCTTACAAAATTATGCGTTAGGCAAACCACTAGATGAAGGCTTAGATTCCGCTATTGTGATGGGCACACTTGCAGGCATGGCAATGGGTGGAGGCATGAATACTGTCTCTGCACCAGTAAATTATCATCAAAATAATAAGGCGTATAATGAGCAACAAAATGCGATAGTTCAGGAACAGCAAGTAGAAGCAGATCGTATAGCTAATGAACAACAAAATGAATCGCAAATTCAATATGATAACGGACTTGACTTTACTCCAACTGATGTTGATCAGTCTAAACAGACCGAAGTACCACAACAACAAGCATATGATAACCAAGTAAATTTTGAACCGCCTGCACCTGCCTCAGACTCATGGGCATTAGGTGAATTTCAACCAGAACGAGTTGATCACGGAAATACCATCAATTATGAACATCCTGCTTTAAATACAACAGAAATAGAAACAGGATCAGTGTCTGATTATGTGTTTCCAACACAGCCAAAACCATCGGAACAAATGGGAATTAATCCCAATGATGGACCTATGTCTACTGCTGCAGCTTTGGCAGTGGATAGTGGTATTACACCAACTCTAAATGCATCAAATGAAGTGGCAAGCAACTTACAACGTAATGACAATGAGTCTCTAAATAATGCTGTGCCATCAAACTATCAATCGTTATTAGGAAGCAACAATGAAAACTCTGCACCAATTTTCACAGGATATGATCAATCTGCAAATGAATACAAATCAAGTACTTTCAATGATTCCCCCTCAGACCAAAGCACAAATACTGTTACAGCATCAGAAAATGATGGCATTTCCAAATCAGGAACTGCTCAATCAGGCGTTAGTGGGGCAAATCAATCCACAAATAATGAATCTCCAGTTGGAGCAACAACAAAAATTGAACAAGCAGTTTCAGAAAATAGTGAAGTTACAGCAGACATTCAAGCAAGGAAAAATATACCTGCACTCAACACCACTGGGAACAAGTCTGTTATTCCAAAAACACAACCGAGCGAAAGCAATGATATTAAATCTGTTTTAAGAGAAAATAATCCAAATCCAATAGAAAATACTATTTCAAGCACTGAAAATAGTAATCTGAACGGTCAAAATGATATTGACCAAACCCAAACTAACAATATTACAGATCAGATTTCTCAACTGGAGCAACAACTTTCAGAAGCTAAAACTGTTTCTGAAAAAGCCAAGTTAAGAAAACAAATTAATCAGCTTAAATCTCAACAGGCAGAAACCGATACAATTTCACAAAATATCCCTGTAACACCTGATCAGATCCAAACTCAATATGGCGATACACCTGAAAGTGTCATGTCAGATGTTGAGCTTTTAGGTGATGATTTCACAATTGATTTACGTGATGACAAGAAAAAGACCAATGCATTAAATAATCCAAACTACAATGCAGTACAAAAACCAGATGGTTCAGTTGAAATCATTGGTATGAAACATCCGACTACAGGTGAATGGGTTGGTAAGAAACCCAACGCCGTTAGTATTGATGAGAATGCACATCAAGCAGCAACAAGCTTCCAAAATAATACGCCTGAACCAACCCAAGCGCAGATTGAGGCTGGAAATTATAAGAAAGGACATATCAAAGTTCAGGGTTTAGATATATCTATTGAAAATCCCAAAGGTTCTGAACGTCGTGGTACCGACCCAAATGGTAAAGCATGGGCGCATGCGATGAGCGACCATTATGGTTATATCAAGCGTACCAAAGGCGCTGATAACGAGCATATTGATACCTACATTGGTCATAATCCAGATTCCAATCAGGTATTTATAGTGGATCAGATTGACCAAGCATCAGGTAACTTTGATGAACATAAAGTTATGCTTGGATTTAACAATCAAGAAGAAGCTATTACTGCTTATAAATCAAACTTTGATAAGGGCTGGAAGGTAGGTCCTATCCGCAACATGGATATGGGGCAGTTCAAAGACTGGCTTAAAAATGGCGATACCTCAAAACCGTCTTCTCCACAGAATTTAAAAGAAAGCATAGAGAATATCCGCGCTGAGAAAATACGTCAGAAAACAATCAATGATTTACATAGTGGTGTTTATGGAAAGGCTACAGACGAGCAATTGCAAGAATCTTTAAAGCATTTAAATAAAGAAATCGCAAAAGCCCAAAAGCAAAGTGAAAATGAGGTGGTGAACGGCAAACGTAGTACACGTAAGGCTGTTGCCTCAGGTGCATTGGATCGGTTTTTAAAAAACCGTGTAGACTTGGAAACCTATATCAAGGCTCGTAAAAATGGTGAAATCAAACAGCGAAATGATGGCACAAATGATTACAGTCGTAATAAATTAAAACCTGATGAAGATCGTAAAGGTACTTCACCACTTGATACCACTTTTAATGCTTTATCCATTGTCAGTGCTACTCGACGAGTTCTTTCTATTCTTGAGCATCTCAAACTGCCCACTGCACAAGATACGTCGTCTAGTGATCGTATTGTCGTCGGTAATTATAGAGTCAGTGGTTTCAGTGTTCAAATTATTTCTAGTTTTGCGGATCTTCCTAAAGTCATACAAAATGATGCCACATACCAAGATGAAAATGGCAAAACCCAAAACTATGATGTAAGCGGTGTTTGGCATGATGGCACACTCTATGTGGTTGCTGATCAAGTATATGGAGATAGCTCAAAACAGCTTACTACATTTGATGCATATGAGGAATTACTCGTACATGAAATCATAGGGCGTTTAGGTGTTCAAAAGTTATTTGGTCAAGAATATAAAACCAAATTTCAGCAACTTTTTAATGCACTTGGTGGGATGAAAGGCATCCGTAAAATCGCTCAAGATAATGGCGTGGATATGCAGCAATTCGAAAGTGCATATGTTCAGCCATATACCCAAGGTGTAAAAGATGAAATTTATACTGAATCAGATGTACAACAAGCTTTAGTTTCAGAGCTATTTGCCTTTGTTGCTCAAAATGCAAAATCTAAACCTTTTGTTCGCCAAAAGTTAAAAGAAGTGCTTGGCTATATTCGTCAATGGTTTCGTGACCGTGGTTTTGATAAGTTCCTGTCGCGCTACAATGACGCTGATCTGATGATGTTTTTAGCTGAAGCGCGTAAAGCTGTAGTTGATCAAAAGTATTTTGGAAAATTTAAAGATCAGAAAATTGCGAATAATAAAAATGATTCTGACCAACCTTTATACAGTCGTAGCCGTGAAAATAGCACAGGCATAAACGTTCAGCAGGTTCGTGATGTTCTCGTAGATCGCTTTGGCAAAGACACGATCAATGAATTGGAACGCCAAGGGAAACTTGAAATTATTCAAGATTATCAAGTTGATGGTGTTGAAGGTTTTTACTACAACGGAAAAGCTGTACTCGTAGCATCGAATCTAACAAAAGAAAGTGCAGTACCGACATTCCTACATGAATTGGGTGGTCATGCTGGTTTTCAGAATATGATGAACCAGAAGCAATACCAAGGGTTGATGAGTCAATTTGATAAATTGGTTGAGCAAGGTAATCCAGTTGCTATGGCGGCAAAAGTGCTTGCTGAACGTGAACAGGGCAAGAATAGACAACAGCTCGAATATTTACCTTATTTGTTAACATTGTCTTCAACAATGCAGCAACGTAATGTTATTCAGCGTAATGCACTTCAAAAGTTGATAAACAATATTGTTTCGTTTGTAAAAGCATGGGCGTTTGATAAGTTTGGAATAAATTTAAACCTTAATCCTGACGATATATTAGTGTTGTCTGAGCGAATGGTTAATCAACTAAAAGAACAATCATCACTCGATGCTGTTCGTCAAAAATACCATGGTACAAGCCAATGGATGACAGCACCAAACGGTGCAAAAACTCAGTTATCTGAACAACAATGGTTGCAGGTTCGTACACCTGAATTTAAAAAATGGTTTGGTGATTGGGAGAATGATGCCAAAAATGCCTCTCAGGTTCTCGATGAAAATGGTGAACCTAAGGTTGTTTATCATGGTACTGCGTCTGAGTTTAATGAATTTAAACAGGGTCATGGAATATTGGGTGATGGGATCTATCTAACTGATAGTTTTGACACGGCTGATATGTATGCAAATATTCGGGGTAATAATGGCTTTGTATTGCCTTTATTTGTAAATATTCGCAATGCTTTTAAAACCACTGAAAATATTTCACGCGACAAGATTGTAGAGGCAACAAGTTCAGGGAAATATCAAGGTGTAGTACATCATTTTGATAATCAGGAATTCATTGTTGCATTAGAGCCAAATCAAGTAAAAATGGCTGAGGGCAATACTGGGACGTTCAATAGTGAGAGTGCAGATATTCGGTTTAGTCGCTCGGCTAAAGAGTCCATAGATAATCTGAGTAAAAACCTAAAAAATATTTCAGTAAAATCAATCAAAGATAAAACTGCTTATAAATTTACAGATTGGTTAGGTATTGGCTTATCAACTTTAGGTCGTCGCCAGCTGACCGAGATTTATTCTAAACTTTTACCCCAGCTCAATAAATATAATGAACTTGCTGCTCAAATGGATGCTGATAAAAACGATGCGGGTGCCGAAGCAGATGAAATTGTTAGAGAATGGGCGAACCTAAAAGATGAAAATCAACTTGCTGACTTGATGCATGACGCAACCTTAGCAATGATTGATCCAGCAAAACCATATGTACCTGGTGACAATAAAATTAAATATCAGCAACTCCGAGCTGACTTTAATTCCTTATCACCAGAGACTCAAGCAATGTATATCAAAGCACGTGATTCATATAAAAAGCACTATGCCAAAGTTCAATTTGCAATAAAAGAGCGAATTTTACGTGCTTCTCTATCGAGCCAAAAGAAAGCTGATTTAATCAAACAGATGGATCAGCAATTTTACGGTTACGTGAAAGGTGTGTACTTTCCTTTAGCACGGTTCGGGAAATATGTAGTTGTATCTAGAAATACTACAGGGCAAGTTGAGAGCGTTAGTCGTGCAGAAACTATGGGTGAAGCGCAAAAAATACGCTTGGAAATGATGAAGAAATTTCCTCAATGGAAAATTGATCCTGTCATTCAAGATAAAGAATTTCGATCTTCAAGAGATGCCGTGGGGCGTGGCTTCATGTCCAATCTTTTTGCCGAAGTTGATAATCTTGGTTTATCTACAGCGGAACAAGCAGCCTTTGAAGACACATTAAATCAGCTTTATTTATCTTCAATGCCTGATTTAAGTTGGGCGAAACATGGAATTCACCGTAAAGGTACTGCTGGTTTTAGCCAAGATGCTCGTCGAGCATATGCACAGAATATGTTTAGTGGAGCAAATTATCTCGCTAAATTACGTTATGGCGATCAGCTTGCTGACCAACTAGATGCTATGCAAAAGTATTCTGATGAGCAAATCAAACAGGATCATCGTTACAACCAGTCGGCTGCACAAAGTGTTATTGATGAAATGAATAAACGCCATGAAAACCTAATGAATCCCAAAGGTCATCCACTTTCAAGCTCATTAACCAGTCTTGGCTTTATTTATTATTTAGGTCTATCACCAGCAGCTGCTATGGTCAACTTATCTCAAACCGCTTTGGTTGCATATCCAATTATGGGTGCGCGATGGGGATTTGATAAAGCTGGAAAGGAATTACTTAAAGCATCAAATGATTTTAGAAAGGGTGTAGATTTTCATAAAGTGAAATGGGAAGGTAGCAAAACTGATCTTTATAAAACAATGAGTGCGGATATTTCCAAATTTTTAAGTAAGGATGAAAAGCAGGCTTATGATGAAGCTGTAGCTCGTGGTGTTATTGATGTAACACAAGCACATGATTTAGCTGGAATCGCACAAGGCGAAGATAGTGGAATTATGTGGAAAACACGTCCAATTATGCGAGCAGCAAGTGTATTGTTTCATAATGCAGAACGTTTCAACCGTGAAGTAACATTTATTGCTTCATACCGTTTGGCTCGTCAAGCTGGAGTAAATCACGATTTGGCTTTCGATCAAGCTGTTGATGCTACATACAAAGGACATTTTGATTATAGTTCTGGCAACCGTCCTCGCATCATGCAAGGTAACGTGGCTAAGGTTTTATTGTTGTTCAAACAGTTTGGTCAGAACATGGTTTATACACTTGCACGACAAACCTATCAATCTATAAAAGGTGAAACTGATGCAGAGCGCAATGAAGCTCGTAAATCTCTTGCTGCAATTCTAGCAATGCATGCTACTTTCGCTGGTGTTTTAGGTTTGCCATTGGTGGGAATGTTATTGTCAGTTGTTTCATGGGCTGGTGGAGATGATGATGATCCATGGGATGCAGAAATTGCATTACGAAACTATTTAGCTGAAGCATTTAATCCTACAATTTCCAATCTTTTAATGAAAGGTGCGCCACGCGCATTAACCCCTATAGATTTATCTGGACGTGTTGGAATCAACAATATGTTATTGCCAGATGTACAAGAAGGTTTAGAAGGTAAAAAGTGGGCTGAATCGGCAATGTCTGGAGCATTGGGACCTGTTGCTGGCATTGGACTTAATGTGGCAAAAGGTACACAAGAAATTTCAGAAGGTCATAATTTACGTGGTCTGGAAACGATGTTACCTGTTTTCTTGAAAAACTTTGCTAAAACTTATCGCTATGGCGAAGAAGGTGTGCAGGATAAAACAGGTGTATCCATTATGGACGAAGTAAATTCAATGGACTTGCTTGTCCAAGGAATGGGTTTTTCTCCATCAGATGTTCGTACAGCTAATGAAGGTAAATCAGCAATTTATCAACTTGATAAAAAATTGAACGCTCGTCGTGGTCGGTTAATGACTTTGTGGACACGAGCGAAAATGATGGATGACCAACAAGAGATGGATGAAATCTGGACAGAAATTCAAGGATTCAATGATAAAAATCCATCTCGAAGAATCACACGAATGAACTTAAATCAAAGTTATAAAAATAGACAGCGTCGCATAGATCGCGCGGAAGATGGCATTTATTTGTCACGAAATCGTCAAGATGCACGGAGTGCTGGTAATTTTGCTTTTGGAGAGTAAAAAAGAGGCACCTTAGGGTGCTTCTTTTAATTCTTCTAGTTTTGAAATAATTCTAGGATTAATTTTAGATGTAAAAACTTGCCCAGTTGATATCCGTACAGCAAATCTCCATTTTTTAAAATCTAAATCACCATCTTTTAGTATTAATAAATAGTCTTTTATGCCCTTTTCATTTTTTAAATAAGAAATGTAGAACTGAGTTTTCTCAGAGTGCTCAATTTTTTTTGGGAGCCTAGTAGAATAGGGACTATCATAATATGGAAAAACAAGTGACGATTTATTTGGTAAGAGAAGATAAATACTTTCAACAGTAATTGTGCGGTCACAAACATTGATGACTTCTATGCCGAAATATACATCATCAAAATTAATAGAACTAATATCTCCAAAATGTGTAATATTATTTAGAATTTTAAGCTTCAATTTATTAGTATTTATTGAAATATAAAGAGACAAAATTACAGCAGCCACAGTAGCAATTGAGGCTAACCATGTTCCAATCATTGACCAAAATGCTAAATCTGAATTGTTTAATCCAAAGTATGTGGTTTCTATAGCCATAAATTTTAAGAAAATTAATAATAATTTATAATTTTTATCTCATAAACTTATAAAATACAACTATCCCCCTGTAAGGTTCGCTAAATAACCGCCTTTAAATAAAACTCTACGGAATAAAGTAGAGTTTTATTTCGGGGCAAGTTATGCAAGAAAACACAATTCCATGGATCATCAAAGTTGTGCCTGCCGTAGTAGGGGCTATTCTTGCCCTAGTATTAAGTGGTGACATTGATAAAAACGGAAAAATTCAAGTTTCCTTAGGAGTTATCGGGAAGTTTCTATTCAGCGTTTCAGTCAGCCTTTATGGCGGTTCAGCATTTATTGAATATTATGAATTATCAAAATATTCCCACATGGCTCAAGGCTTTGTGATGCTTATGTTTGCAGTTTTTGGATTATTAGGAATTGGTATTCTTTATCAGTCCATTGCACTAATGCAGGGTAAGCCTTTATCCGAGGTTATTAGTGAAGTTAAAGCTGCCTTTATTTCAATACTTAGTAATGGTAAAGGTGGAAAACAATGAGCGCAGATCAATCACAACAAGTTGCACAGGCATATTCATGGCTCAGAGCAATGTCGGGAGGCAAATTAACTCAAGCTCAAGTTATTGCTGGTGATCAAATCATTGCTAAAAATGGTTTAGACGTATTCGCTCAATCTATTGGTTTTGATATTCCAAAAACCAAGGTAACTGGACAGTGTGATATTTCTGAAAATGGGTTTGCTATCATTCGTGAATTTGAAGGTCTGGAATTAAAAGCTTACCAAGATACAGGCGGTGTATGGACAATTGGTATTGGTACGATTAAATATCCAAACGGTAATCGAGTTAAAGAAGGCGATACTTGTACGCAAACTCAAGCAGAACAATGGTTGAAAGATGATTGCGTTTGGGTGGATGCTTGTTTAGACAAATATGTCAAAGTGCCTGTATCACAAAATCAATTCGATGCACTGGCTTCATTTGTCTATAACATAGGTGAGAATGCATTTAAGAAAAGCACAATGCTCACTCTCATTAATCAAAACAATTTAACAGCTGCAGCAAATCAGTTTGATCGCTGGGTATTTGATAATGGTAAGCGAGTTCAGGGGTTGGTGAATCGACGAGCTAAAGAAAGAAAGTTGTTTGAAAAAGCCCTCTAATGAGGGCATGTCTTAACTTAGATCTATTAAAGCCTTCATAAAATATTATTTCTTTTTCGGGCATTTTGTGCCGTTTCCACCTGGTAGGCAATCACATGCTTGACCATCACCATCTCGGTCTAAACTTTTCCAACCTGTTTGCCCTGATTTTTTGCGTTGTTCATACCAAGCTTGGGCTTCTTTTTGTGTTTTAAAGTCAGCACATTTTTTGGCATACGCCTGAATGGAAGTGAACCCCAAAACTAAAATGAGTAAGAATTTCATAAATTATTTTAAAGTCAAAACATTACGTGTAGTCTAGCAATACTTAGCGTCTTTGCTCAATGAATGTAGGAGTAAAGTTGCCATGTAAGTTGTAGAATTTTCCTTCATGATTTCAAGAAAGATGTTTTTAAGCTTTCTTGTGTAGAAAAAAGTTATGAACGAAGAAAAAGCCCTTAAAAAATGATTGGAAAGAAAATTTGAACAAAAAGTCTTAGAAAATGTAAGGATATAAATATAATGCTTTGTAAGTTGACAAAAATAACTAATGATGCGAAAAGGTTTTTTTAGTTAACAGATGTTCACACATGCCTAGAATTGTTTCTGTACCACTTAGTTTAGAACAGCGAGAACGACTCATTTTTCTGGTCAAGCATGCAAAACATTGGCGTGAAAGGCAACGTGCCCAAACTATTCTCTGGCTTTCCGAAGGTAAAAGTGTTGCGGAAGTTGCCACTCTACAAGAACGTATCCCAGAAACCATAAGGCTACAACGCCGACGTTGGGAATTGTATGAGTTTGAATCGATTAAAGAAGGTCATCGCTCAGGTCGACCCAATACATTGATCTCAGACTATCAGGCGAAAATCCTAGATTGGGTCAATACAAGTCCACTCAATGCAGAACAAATCCGAGTCAAACTACATGAAGAATACGAAGTGTCCGTGTCTGTTGAAACCATTCGTAAGTTTTTACGTGATTCAGGTATGGTCTTCAAGCGTACCCGTCATAGCTTGAAAAAAAAGAGATCCGATTGCATTTGAACAAGCAACACAGCAGATTGAAGAATTACGAGAGCAAGCGGCACGTGGTGAAATTATATTAGGTTATGTTGATGAAACAGGATTTTCATCTACACCTGATAACCGCTATGCGTGGACAAAGATAGGTGATGTTCATGCGGTTGATGCAATAAGATTAAAACGAGTTAATGTCATGGGGTGTTTACTTTCAACGGGGAAACTGGTGACTAGTTGTTTACAAGAGTCAGTGACAAGCACTTGGTTTTATGCCTATTTAACTGGAATAGCTCAACAAGTAAAACAGACGTATAACCTTCCATTGGTTCTTATTGTTGATAATGCCTCGATTCATAGAAGTAAAAAGATGGCTGATTACAGAGAGCTACTTAAAACTAACTTTTCGACGAATCTGTATTTTATTCCAGCTTATAGCCCTGAGTTAAATCGAATCGAGATGGTATGGAAGCAGATGAAATATTATTGGCGAGATTTTCAAGTCATGACAGCTGACAAAATAGAGCAATGGGTGGAGAAAGTATCAAACCAATTCGGAAAAGAATACATGTTTACTTTTTAATGACAACTTATTTAAAATAAAAATATATTTTAAGGGTTGAAGGATTAATTATGCTTAAAAAAATAATCGTGTTAGAATATTTTTTTTGTTGTTTCTTAGAAAAATATATGAAATATAGCTTAGAGGTAAAAAATTTTGGTAAAATTAAAGATGCAAAGGTTAATTTATCATCTTTTACTGTAATTGCTGGCACAAACTCTTCTGGTAAAAGTTTTTTATCCAGAGCACTTTACAGTTTTTTTAGTACAATTAATAAAAATTATGTGAGCGTAGAATACTTACGTCTTTTAAAACCTCTTAAAAATTTACTTAGATTTGGTTTTAATTCTGTTCGTGATCCAAGCATTAAAGTAATAAATGTTTATAATGAATTAATTAAAAACATTATTCAAATTGAAGAGATTTTAACTAATTTTGATAAATTACCATTTGAAGAGCAAAATAGTTATAAATTTATTCTAAGTGATAAATTTACTGTTGTAGATGGACACATGAATGATTTAAAAAAAGAATTAAATGGTAAAAAGAAGTATGAAGACTTTAGTGAAAGACTAGATGCATCTAGTAGGCAATTAAAACAATTAAAAGAGACTCTAAAAGATAGTACAAAATTTTTGGTAGATAAATTTAGTTATGAATTCAAAAAAAATTTGCAAGAGAATTTTCAAGTAGCATCATTAGCAGATCTTAGAACATATAATTCTAAAAGTGAAAATTCAAGCTTCCATATTGATGGATTAGGTGATATCCAAATTAATAATGAATCTGTTACATTTCAGCTAAAACTTAATGGAATAAATGAATTTCAATCATTATATAATGTTGTTTTTGTTGAGTCTCCAATATATTGGAAGTTAAGAAAACCATTATTGGAGATTAGACAAAAAGTTAGTACAAACTCTATTTTTAGTTTCCTTAGAGATGATTCAGAATTATCAGGTATTCCTAAATATTTTTATGATTTAATTGATTTGCTAGATCAAGATATTAAGAGAGATGCAGTTAATAATGATTTTGTTGACAATCTGTTAGATAAAATTAATTCTGAATTGTCAGGTGAGTTAATATGGACAGATAGTGGAGAAATTTATTTTAAAGATAAGAATTGCTCTAAAAATATTAATTTAAATTTAACTGCAACAGGTGTAACTAACTTAGGTATTGTTGGACTTCTATTAAAGCGAAATATTATCTCAAAAGGTAGTTATGTATTTATTGATGAACCTGAGGTCAATCTACATCCTGCTTGGCAAAAAATTATGATTGAAACTCTTTATGAGTTAAGTAAAAATGGCATTAATGTTGTGATAGCTACACATAGTATTGATATGATCAAATATATTGAAAATATTATGAATGAACTTAGTGAAAATGAAATTTTAAATCATTTTGCAATTAATAGATTGTCAAATAATGGTGTTTCAATAAGTGACCACCTAAACCCAATAGAGTCTTTAATTCAAATAAAAGATGACTTAGGAGAGTCATTTATGAATATGACTTTTGAAAGTGGTTGGTAGAAAATGATTTGTATTACTACTTTTTTAGAAGATATAGATCATGAAATGCAAGATTACACGACAATTGTTATTAGCAAGAAAGCATATAAAGTTGATGGTGATAGTGGTATAAAGACTAAATGTGAGAACAGTGAATTAAAATCGGTTGATTATTTTGGTTGTAATTCTCCAGATGAATTTCAATATGTTGAATTTAGTGATCTTTTAGCTCAAGATGAACAAATTAAGCAAAAAATCAAGGATGTGAAAAAAGTAAAGATATTACCTAGTAAGCTTAACCTTGAAATTAGAAAGGATTATTTTAAAATAATACATCAAGAGTTAGTTCAAAAACTTAAAGACTCTAAAATAATTAGAGATGAGATGCCCACTTATATTAAGAATATTCCTGAAAACTTTCAATCGACTGGAAAGTTTTTAATAGTTATTGCTCCGATTAAAGAGGGGAAAGGTGTAGAAGCAGCGAGAGTGATTGATTACTGGGCGACTAGTATTAAACAGAGTTTGCCAAAAAAGTGGTTAACGGGAATTGAATTTATACCATTAGATATTTTTGTAAGTATGTAATGAATTTAAAAGAAGTACCTCACGGTGCTTCTTTATTTTTCACTTCACTTTTAAAAGCTTGTGCCATTGTCGTCATTGTTTCTAATGCATCTTTGGCGAAGCTTACATCAGCATTCTTCAATAAATAAGTTTCAGGCCATTTGATTTCAGAACTCAATTGTTCTAACAAAATAGTAAAATCCTTATCACCCTTTTCAGAAGATACAAGGTATATAAGCATATATTTATCAAAAATTGATTTAATTTTGGTCAAGTAAGTTGAAGTATCTGAGAAACTTTTATACTGACGTAAATACCATGCACTTATGAACTCAATAAATATAAATACTAAAGAGGTTGATATAATGCCATATATGTGATTAGTTTTGAAATCCCCAACATAGCTAATATATATTTGCCAAAATATTATTGCGATAATGAAGTAAGTAATTCCTGTTATAAAATATAGTTTTCCATTATCGAGAAGAATCGATGCTTTTTATCCGAATCTATGCTTTTTTCTTCAAAAGCATTTACTATTTTTAAGAAATAAAGTTTAAAGCTATCAAGTGAATCTAAATCTGTAAGTCTTTTTTCTTTGTTGTGTTCTGATTGATTATGGCTATTAGTTGTGTTTTGATTGATTTCTCTAGAGGCATCGATATCAATTAAGTTCTTAGTACTTTTGAATGTTGAATAAAGTTCAGAAGAAATTAAATATAGTGTTGGGATTACCCCATAGAAAAAAGTATTTTTATTTATAAAGTTAGAAAATGTTCTTTGGGAATCATAAAGTGGGTAATATTGAGAGATGGATCCGTAAATTTGAACAACTCCTATAAGTGATATTCTGCTCCTCAAATGATGTTATAAACATCAATATATGGAGTATTTTATGGCACGTAGACCAAGAAGAAATCATTCAAATGATTTTAAAGCTAAGGTAGCACTTGCTGCGATTAAAGCAGAAAAAACACTTGCTGAATTGAGTGCTGAGTTTGATGTTCATCAAAACCAAATTATTGACTGGAAAAATCAATTGATCTCAGCTTCCTCGCAAGCTTTCGATCAATCAAAAGCTCCAACAGAACCACCCATCGATCTAAAAAAACTACATGCAAAAATCGGTGAGCAGGCATTAGAAATTGATTTTTTAGAAGGTGTGTTGAAGAAACTGGGCCGCTTCAACCACAAAAGTTAATCGACGACTCACTTCAGATTTCAGTATCTAAGCAAGCTAAGCTGCTGAAAGTCTCCCGTGGTTGTTATTACTATCGCCCAAAACCTGTGAGTGCATCAGATCTGAAGCTGATGCGATGTATTGATGAATTACATATGCAATATCCTTTTGCAGGCAGTCGTATGATGCGTGATTTGTTGAATCGTCAAGGACATCATATAGGACGACGTCATACACGTACTTTAATGAAGAAAATGGGTATTCAGGCGTTATATTGCAAACCAAATTTAAGCCAGGCTAATCAAGCTCACCGTAAATATCCATATCTGCTCAAAGGGTTGGCTATTCAGCGCAGTAATCAAGTGTGGTCTACGGATATAACGTATATCCCTATGGCAAAAGGCTTTGTTTATTTATGTGCTGTGATTGATTGGCATAGCCGCAAGGTACTTGCGCATAGGGTATCGATTAGTATGGAGGTGGATTTTTGTATTTCGGCTTTAAATGAAGCGATTGAAAAATATGGTCGACCTGAAATATTTAATACAGACCAAGGCAGCCAGTTTACCAGTGATGCATTTATTGATGTATTGAAATCAAATGGCATTCAAATCAGTATGGATGGTAAAGGTCGATGGGTAGATAATGTGATGGTTGAACGATTATGGCGGAGCGTTAAATATGAAGAGGTGTATCTCAAAGCTTATAGCAGTGTCACAGATGCGAAAAAGCAATTAAGTGCATATTTTGAGTTTTATAATTTGAAACGACCTCATTCGAGTCTAGACAAAATGACACCAAATGAGTTTTACTATGATCAGCTACCCCAACAAAACAAGGTGGCTTAACTAGAGCGGAATATCACTTATAAATACGCTTTTAGTTGTTCAAACAAGTGGGACCACCTCTATTGTGCATAGCCAATATAAGAAAATAATATTAAAAATATCGAGTAGAGCAATATAAATACTTTATTTCTAACGATTATCATTTTAAAAAAATCATTTTTAATAACACTTGACATTTTATTTCCTATGGAATTTTATTGTAAGCAAGCTAACTTAGCTTTACCCCTAAAATTAACTAAAGTTAGGTTTCATTACTTTTTTTTGAGGATACCTCTGCGAGAGCAACTTCTTCGCGAGTTAGACTCAATGAGTTTTCCCCAAGTTTCTTCATAACAACATCTAATAATTTCTCTAAAGGAATATTTTCTAAATTCTCAAATTTTTGCTCAAAGCTATTTTCAAGACGAGCAACAATATCCGCATTCATTGAGCGATTTAACTCTTTAGCAGACTCTGCAATTTTATCTTTGAGTTCTGGAGGTAAGCGTAAATTGTATGCGACACCTAAATGTTTACCCATGACTTCATCCTAGAAAAATTCTGTTGACATGGTATCAAGTGGACATATATATTTGCAATATGTCCAGTGGACATTATTTTAAATAAAAAAATACCCCGAACATTCTTGGCGGAAGACGGGGTATCTACCAATTATTTTCGAGAACAATTGATATGAACAGTCTAACATTTAATGCAATGCAATTTCATCCAATAAAACTGAATGATGATCAAGTTTGGATTACTTCATCTGAACTCGCGCGTGCATTAGAATACGCGCGTGAAGATTCAGTATCTCGTATTTATGATCGTAAGTCAGATGAATTTGCTTCTGATATGACAAAAGTTATTGATAATCCTCAGACCGTCAATTTGACGGTACGGGTTTTCTCATTACGAGGTGCGCATCTTATTGCCATGTTTGCCCGCACTCCAGTAGCCAAAGAATTCCGCAAATGGGTACTCGATGTTCTAGAAAAAGAAGTACAGCAACAGCAAATCGACACTCGAGTAAAAATTAACGCAGAACAGCAAGCTGCACTCAAAGAAATCGTCGATCGACGTTGTGAAGACAATGCTACGATACGAGCTGAACTTTGGAGCAGACACAATAAGCATTTCCGTATACCACGCTACAATGAGCTTTTGGCTATCCATTTTCAAGATTCTGTAGATTATCTGGAAACATTAAAGATCAAGGCAAAAGGGGAAATACATATAGATGACAATCAATCTATAGAAACACTGTGTATACATGCCAAGCTATTTCAAGCATGGTGGAAAACACACAGTCCAACATTGGGTAAATTAAATCCATTATTAGAATCAATGTTGCATGACAATATGTTTTATATGACCACTGCCATAAAAGATCTATGTAAAAAATATGATTTTAAGTTGCCAGATTATGACTATGAACATATGTTTGAGCTGAATAAATTACCGCATCAAAGATACTTATTGTTGAAGTGA